TAACGCCTTGTGCAAATGAACCAAAGCCGCTTGCATATGTCATCCAACCTAAAGCAACGGCACCAGAACCGGGCGCTGAAGTAGAGATACCCTGCGCAAAGGATTGATCACCGAGTGCACTAACACCAACACCTAATGCCGCAGCATATGCACCGTTTACTACCGAGCCATAACCCGCAACAAAACCACCGCTGTTATTAGCAACGTTTGAAACACCGAGTACAGTATTATAACTACCGAATGATGATGTTAGATAACCGTTTGTATAACTCGCACTGCCTGAAGCGTATGTAGAAATGCCCCAAGCTTGTGCTGCTGGTCCATTTGCTACTGTACTAACACCACCGGCATGAGAAGCAGAACAGAGTGACTGTGTTAGGGTACCTTGTGCATGACTATGTCTACCGGAAGCAAACGTATAAGATCCTTCAGCATGTGAATTGAAATTAAATGCCGATGTTTGATGGCCTTGTGTGTGATTTGATTGACCACTTGCAACTGTTTGATTGCCTTCGGCATGGCTATAATTGCCAAGTGCTACAGTAGCATTGCCTTCAGCATGACTATAACTACCAGTTGAAGTTGTGCCTTGCCCTTCGGCGTGAGAACCGGTTCCAAAGGCACTGACTGCAAAACCTTCTGTATGCGCGTAATCTGCTCTATTTACTGTTAAGCTACCTTCAGCGTGTGCATTATTACCGGTGACGTAGTTATTGCTACCTTCAGTATGACTGTAATTACCGTTAATGGTATTGTTACTGCCTTCAGCGTGTGCAGCTGAACTTGTAACTGTATTAGATACACCTTCAACGTGACTGTATTGACCGGTTATTGTATTGCTTGTACCTTCGGCATGAGCGAGTACGGTGTTAATGTAGTTATTTGAACCTTCTGAGAAAGAACCATAACCATTAACGGTATTAAAAGTACCTGCTGCAAAAGCACCAGGACCGGTTACATTATTACCTGAACCAACTGCGAAAGATGTTGCGCCAGAAGCTTTATTATTTGTACCGAAGACGGCACTATCTACACCGTAAGCTACAGATGAATTTGCAGCAAATGAGCGTAAGCCGTTTGCTGAACCGCCTTGAAATTCTGTATTACCGCTAGCTGAGACGTTTCCATATATGGATAAAACTCGCCCTGCTACAGGTGTATTACCATTAATAACAACCTGACCGTTATTTTCAATAAAGAACGCATCTTTACCGCCGCCGGGATTTGCAGGATTCGGACCATCGCCGTCGATAAAACGTACGATAGGTTGAGCACCGTACTGTACAACGGATAGTGCAGGACCGGTACCAGCATTAATAACAGAAACTGCACTAGTTACAGTTACGAAATTTTGAAAATAGTTAAAAGGTCCGAAAACCGAAAGGTTGCCGTGAATTGTTGTATCACCGCCAAAATAAGCGCTTGTATTGACATTTATAGTCTGCGCACTGAGAGCAGCATTAAGAACAAAATCACCCTGGAATGGCTCTTCGTGACTAGCTATAGGATCTGTAGCCGCATCAGGATACCCAGGTGTTGAGTTTGTGTGGTGATTTTTTCTATGAAGCTTATTGTGAAACCTTGCATTATCAGCCATATATTGAATATTTATGGTTAACTTACTGTTTATCCTCTATTCAACGAAGGATTAAAAAATATATTAAATATTTACTAATGAATATTTTTGAAATGGTTAAAACGCCGCGTCTTTTTAATGAAAAGAAAGAAAGCTACTATACAATATTCGGTTTCGATACAACGAGTAAAGTTGCCGCGCAGGCAATTGACATTGTTTATTGGTTTATCATATTTGTTGCATATTGCTTTGCATTTCACGCTCTTAATAATATTCTTATTACTTGGAATTGGTTTTTAGTAGGTCTTGCATGTTTTGCCGTCGTAGGGTTACCTTATTGTGTAAAAATCATTCTTTTTGGTAGAAATCAATTCCCTATAAAGGCAGCACTTCTTTGTTTATTTCTTAGCCTTTTACCGACAATCTTTGATTTCACCGGCCTTTATTCAGAAACTGGTCTGCAAGATAGCTTAAAACAAAGTAAAACACAAATTACCGATTCTTTATCCTTTTTTGAAGCTGAGAGTAAAAAAGCTGTACAAAATCAAGAATTAGATATTAAAAATCAAGGTCGTGAAAAGAAAAACGAAATTGAAGCTAGTTTAGGACAAAAGGTTACAACATTAAAAAAACAAATTGAAGATGCAAATCAGGAAGTTATAGATGAGAGACAGGGCGTAAGGGGGAAGGCGGGTGATGGGCCGAGAACTAAAGAGCTTCAGGCTGATTTAAGAAGACTTCAAGCACAATCAGACATTGAAGTCAAAAACTCAAAAGCCGAAATAGACAGGCAGGAGGCCGCCGTAGATCAGGAAGTAGCAGATCAACTTAAAGCCTTAGATCAATCAAACAAGTTACTAGGTGATAAGCTTCTGGCGTGTAAAAAGGAAATTAATGAAGTTAATAATTTCCGTGAACTTGAAAATGCTACATTAAATGCAAATAGTCTTATTTCATCAATAGCATCTACTCTTAATACCAAATTCACACCTGTAAAAATTATAGGATCTGATAATATTATCAAAGTCTCGTTTAACTCGCTTTTTTCACTTGATACTACAGCTCTTGTTTGTTTTCTTCTCGCCTTTCTTATGGAAATCGGTGATATCATCATTACGTTTGTAATGAGATATGAACCTGTAGCAAAAGCACCAAAAATTAAACAGGACGAAACATTAAGAAATATCCGCTATACTAAAACGTATGATGGGTACTAGCCTTTATACTTTTTAGAAAATTGCTTAGCTGTTGACTGACACCATTGCTTGTAAGGGCAATTATCACATACCCTATCTGAGTCTAGATAGAGTTTCGGTGCAATACAGCTTCCATTTTTTGTATTATCCAATACAAACTCAGCAGTAGTGGTGTAAAAACGTCTTTCAGCAGGTTTCCATGCCTTGACTGCTGCTGTAGCTTCCTGTTCGGAGAGACGCTTATGTCTAGGTTTCTTAAGAAGCTTGAGGCGTGCTAACACCTTGTGATCAATTTCAAACGGCTTAAGATGACTAGGACGTAATTGCTTCTGTACTTCCTCTGGAGATACACGTTGTTTGAGCAAGCGTTTAGCTTCATTGCTAACATAGTTATCACAAAAACTACCCAGAGAGCCAAATTTCTTAATACCCTTTACAATACCGGCTTTTGAAACTCTACGTTCAATACCTGTAACAATACATGTCATAATCTTTGACTTTACAGTACCATCATCAGGTTTAGATGCTTGTATGCTCGTCTTTTGTACAGGTGTCTTCTTAAGAGGTGCCTTTTTCTTTGACTTGGAAGTGCGCTTAACTTTCATTGCTGTTATATTATGGAAGCTATTTATAAATTCAACAGTTGATTTTTTCAAGCTTTACTTTTATATTGAGAAATATGCCGTACATTAAACAAATAAACCGCAGTATGCTGAAGTCGACGACAGATGCAATTGCAAACAATGCTCCTATAACAGTGGGCGATCTCAATTATCTGCTTACAAAGGTCTGTCATGCATTTTTAGATAAACAAATTCATAGGAATTATCAATCTTATAATGATGTCATTGGTGCTCTTGAATGCTGTAAGCTAGAATTTTACCGCCATGTTGTTGCACCTTACGAGGAAGAGAAAATAAAGGAGAACGGCGATGTCTAATAGAATGTCAGCAAGCAGTATTCGTAAGCTCGCTCTTAAGGGCAGACTCGTTCCTATTATTCAGGAAAAAGACGGTAAGCACTATCTTGTAGGCTACAGGCGCAAGGCCGAAAGCCGCAAGAAGGATAGCTTCCTGCTGCCGGAGCCAGAGCTCATCAACGTTTTACCACAAAAGAATAGTTGATATTGATTTTTGAACAGTTAATATCAGATTCAAACCACGAAAGGAGGTGAAATAATAATGAACTACGATAGCACAAACATCCGTCCTAAGACGTTCTACGTCCAGATTGAGCGGAACCGTAACGGTGAGTTTACCGTCAAGCGCGCGAACATGCTCGAGAAGACTAATCAGTTTTCTCGTACACTCCGTCGCGTCGATGCACGTGACTTCACTCGCGCACTTCGCAACAACACGATCAACGTCGCCTAAGACAGTCGTATAAATGAGGTGCCATACTTAAAAGATTTCACGGGTATGGCACCTCTATTTACGCACCATATAATAACAATCAACCCTTATGAATGCAGAATTAGCAGCAGAAATAAATAACAGATTAAAAAAATCACTCGGAAGAGATCCATCCGCTCTTACTTGTATTGTTACAGGTAAATCGCGTCCTACGAATTCACAATACCTAGAAGAAAAAGCAAAGAAGGCAGGGTCAAAGGAAGAATTCTTAGCACATTATATTTGCAGAGATGCACTAACACTTTTAAAAGCAGGAAAAACAATTGATGAGGTGAGAGCGGAATTAAATGTCAATCCTCTTTGGGACAAACCAACACCACAGCGTTTGGAAAAGGCCATGCAAATCAATGGCAGATAAGGCTTGCACAAATAGCATAATTCCTATACACTAAAAGGAACAATGAAAATACTACCTAAAATTATTCAAAATAAAGGATTTACCTATAAGCAACTTAAGCGTGTAGGCGATAAGGCGATCTACGAGCAAACGAAGAAGGGACAGAAGGACAAATCGTTTGAAGTCATTAAGATCGGCAGCCATAATGGGTATGAGCTTGGTGGTCAAAAGATTGCTCCGGCAGAAACCTATCCTGGTGCAAGTTCTTGGGGAACAAATGGTTGGACTTTTACATCCCTTGAGTCGGCCGAAAAAAAGTTTAAGTCCCTGAAATAAAGCTTGTAATTCATTCCCGATTCCCACATAATAGATAAATCATGAAACTTAACTTCTCTTCTACTGAGTTCGTTGCTGTCAAAGATATCGCTATTCCTGATATCTATTATCGTCGTCTTAAAACCGGTGTTGAAGTCATCGATAATATGTTTGGTGACGGTATTCTCCCTGGTACTGTTATGACGATTTCGTCCCGAGCTGGCCTCGGTAAGTCTACGTTTGTTCTGCAAATGCTCAATCATTTGACTAAGTTCGGCCACAAGATTGGATACTGCTCTTCTGAGGAATCCGTCTATCAGGTAGCGTTTGCCTGCAAACGACTCGGGATTACCGAAGTAGGTATTTGCAATGAGAACAAGCTCGGAAGTATTCTCCGTAATATGGAAAATATGAGCGTTGTTGTCGTTGATTCTTTCCAGGGTATTGAATATGGCGGTGTTGATGAAAAGGCTGCCATTGAGATGCTCATTCAGAAGGCAAAAGAGACGGAGTGTGTCCTCGTTCTTATCTGTCATATGACCAAGGGCGGTGAGATGCGTGGTAACAACCTTCTTACGTACGCTGTTGACGTGAATATGTTCATTGATACGGTCAAGGATGCTCCAGCTGGTACCAGGCATATTTTCTTTAGTAAGAATCGTTTCGGTCCCGGTGCTGAGTTTGACATTATTCTTGAGAAGACGGGTTTTGACTTCAGTGCTATTCTCGATCACGGAGGTAAAGAGAAGAAGACTTCGAAGAAGGAAGAAGAGCGTAAGAAGATTCTCGACATTAACGGTAAGATCACTGTTCAGGCTGCTTGCAAAGCAGCTGGTGTTGATGCTACTCGTGCCGGGTACCTACTCAGGGAGCTTACTAACGAGGGTAAGCTCAAGCGCAAGGGTAAGGGCATGAAGGGTGTATGGACGAAGACTACAAATACGGTTGTAGAGATTGAACATCTCCCTACCGCTAATAATTATCTACACGCATGAGTGCAGGAAAAGGACCACGGCAAAGGCCAACAGATTTTAAAAAGCTAAGGGCAAACTACCCTAAACCAACAGGTAAGGTTGAAGGGTTTGTACAAGGCAAAAAAGGCAAGATTACTAAAACGTATAAGTGAAAGCAATAGGCATTCTCGGCTACGGTGAAATCGGATCATCGATTGAAAAATTATATCGCAGTCGTGGGTATGATATCCGGATTATTGACCCAGCTAAGAATTTTGATGATAGTTTTGAAGGTGTAGATATTATTAATATCTGTATACCATATAGTAAGATATTTAAAGTTATTGTTGAGGATATTATTAACCATGCTTCACCAAAGCTAACAATTATACATTCATCTATACCTGTAGGAACAACAAAGTCAATACAAGACAAATACGTTAAAGATGCAGCATATAGTACGTACGTTGTTCATAGCCCGGTAAGAGGTAATCATCCTGATTTATTTTATAGTCTTAAGACATTTGTAAAATACATAGGAACAGATACACTAATTGGAGCCAAGCTCTGTGCCGAGCACTTTGGTGAGATTGGCATTGAGTACAAGTATATTGGTAGCTCGAAGACAACAGAATTAGCCAAGCTTATGTGCACAACCTACTACGGTCTATGCATAGCATGGCATGATGAAATGGATAAGCTTTGTAAGGAGCATGGTGTTGAATTTGAAAGCGCTGTAGAACACTGGAACAAGACATACAATGAAGGTTATACCAAAATGGGTATGTCTAATGTTGTCAGACCTGTTCTCTATCCACCGAAAGGCAAAATAGGCGGGCATTGTGTTATTCCAAATGCGAAACTACTTAGAGATGTTATTGATAGCAATTTATTGAATGCTATTATTGATCTTGAGTAGACTTGCATATTAAAAACGCTATTTTATTATTGTATAAATGATTAGTAACTTGCTTAATTATACAATAAACGGTAAACCGTTTGGTTATGATGTTACGGCAGAGGCATTTACAAGAGGTAAAGACGAATGCTCATTTAGACACAATAAAGTTTTTACAAATAGTGAGCTTTTAAAAAATGGATATATTATTCGTCAGTTTCCGCAATTGTGGCATGATAATATAACAGCGGCTATTACAGAATTCGTTAGATCGAAGATTGAACAAGCTTCGGCTCCTACTTCAGGTTTTACACTAGAAAAATACCACGAATTCGTAAGCAACGATGTACATAAGCAGGTTGTATCCAGCTTTCGCGGAGGGTTATTTGGTCTCGGTGGAATTCACTTAAAGCATTTGGGTATAGATTATAGAGACTTTGATAAATTTATTAATGCTTCTATAGGTAGTAATTTATCTAGCAATTGTAAGCGTTATTTCTTTTCAGTAAAGCACTTCTGGATTCGTATAATACGACCAAGAACCAACGATAATAATCCACCACATAAAGATACACATATTAAGCGCATTCAAAGAAATGTTAATGTCTATCTTCCTCTCGCTGGTAGTAATAGCAATTCATCACTACCTTTAATCCCTTGTTCTCATTTAGATAAAGAGTCTGATTATATAAAATCTACATCACCGTGCTGGGTCGGTGATAAAAAGTTTAATGTACCAGCTATTATTGAGCGTAGAGGTGGGCTTGATATGATAACACCTGATCCAAAGCGAAATGAAATTATGATCTTTACCCCTTGTATTGTTCACGGAGGTGGTGTGAATAGCAATGCAGATACTACACGTGTTTCGCTCGAAATGCGCTTCTTTAAGTAACGTTATTTATTCAAATAACAAATTGATTTTCGGTATAGAAAACTTTTGTAAAAATACCGAAATTACGGTAGGTGTATCGCTTGTAAAAGTGATAAATTATATTACAATTCTAATATAACTACTATGATCTTCGACGAACAAATCTCACGCAAACCGAATCACTACAAATGGACTGATGAATTCATCGAATCAATGCATAATGGATTCTGGACTGATAAGGAATTCAGTTTTAAATCCGATGTCCAACAGTTTAAAGTTAATTTGACCGATCAGGAGAGGGAGATCATTATCCGCTGCCTCTCGGCGATCGGTCAGATCGAAGTAGCTGTTAAAACATTTTGGGCAAAGCTCGGTGAGAACTTACCACATCCTTCTTTACAGGATCTCGGCTATGTTATGGCTAATACAGAAGTTATTCATAATAATGCCTACGAAAGACTTTTGACCGTTCTAGGTCTCGAAGATATCTTCGAGCAGAATCTTAAGCTTGATTGGATTCAAGGTCGAGTAAAGTATCTTAAGAAGTACACCCATCGTTTCTATAAGGATTCAAAGAAGCAGTATCTTTACGCTCTTATTCTTTTTACTCTCTTTGTTGAGAACGTGTCATTAATGTCTCAATTCTATGTTATCAATTGGTTTGCACGTAATAAGAACGTTCTCAAGGATACTGATCAGCAGGTAAAGTATACTCGCAATGAGGAGAACATTCACGGACTTGTCGGTACAAAGATCATTAATACAATTAAGGAAGAGTATCCAGAGCTTATTGATCAAGAACTTATCGACCGTATTATTGACGAAGCTAAGGAAGCATATGAATCTGAAGCCAAGATTGTTGATTGGATGGTCAATGGAATTAAAGAAGAGGGTCTCTCAGCTCCTATTCTCAAGGAGTTCATCAAAGACCGTCTTAATGAGTCACTTCGTGGAATTGGATTTCCTGATGCATTTGAAACCGATAAGGAGCTTATAAGCAAAACAATGTGGTTCAATGAAGAGCTCCTCGGTAACAATATGACCGATTTCTTTCACTCAAGACCTGTTGAGTATTCAAAGAAATCGCAGTCCTTCTCTGAAGACGATCTATTCTAAACAATAAATACTAATATTATGAAATTTGATAGACTCGCTGCTGCTTATTTAAGGGTATTAACAGAAAGCCATGACGAATATCTTCCCGGTCAATCGATTGGTGACAATTATATCATTCTCGGTAGAGAGGGTGATAGCTATAATGTCGCTGAGATTGGCGAACAAGATGTATACCCAGCTTCTGAACTTAAAGACACTGGTACAACCATCGGTGGTATGCAAGTTATGACTTGGTCCCATACCGGAGAAGATATTATAGTTTCTAATGATAAGACTGAAGAAGGGGATTATGTAGGCTTTCCTATTGAAGGCGGCTTCTTAATGACAGCTGAAGAGATTGCTGATCTATAAAAAGAATAGATAACAAAAAGAGATACTAGTATTCTCTCTTTTATCAATTAAAATACTCTGTAATGAATAAGGATATCTATTGGCTTAATAAAGACTCGAGAAAGTTTCTCAGTCGTGGTTACCTTCTTGAGGGTGAAACTGCCGAGCAACGTATTAGAGATATTGCCGAGAAGGCAGAGCATTATCTCAACTTACCGAGCTTTGCTGATAAATTTGAAGACTATATGCATAGGGGGTTCTACTCTCTTGCATCTCCTATTTGGTCTAACTTCGGTCGTGTAAGAGGCCTTCCTATCTCCTGCTTCGGTTCATATGTCAATGACGATATGGATGATATCCTTTATAAAATGTCAGAGGTCGGTGTTATGTCGAAGGTCGGTGGCGGTACATCTGGATACTTCGGTGCTATTCGCCCGAGAGGTACGCCAATTTCCTCAGGTGGTGAAGCGACAGGCGTTCATCATCAGCTAACTGTATTTGAGTCTCTTACGAACTATATTTCCCAAGGCAATGTCCGCCGCGGTTCATTTGCAGCTTATCTTCCTATTGATCATCCTGATATTGAAGAGTTCTTAAAGATTAGAGGTGAAGGTGATGATATTCAAAACCTTTCAATTGGTGTCTGTGTCTCAGATAAATGGATGAAGTCAATGATTGACGGTGATAAGGAAAAGAGAGCTCTTTGGGGACAAGTTATTAAGAAACGCTTTGAATCCGGTTATCCTTATATCTTCTTTACTGATAACGCTAATAAACAGGCTCCTAAGGTCTATAAAGACAAGGGCATGAAGATTAATCATAGTAATCTTTGTACAGAGATCATGCTTTCTAACGGTATTGATGAATCGTTTGTTTGTGATTTATCTTCACTTAATCTCGAGCGCTGGGATGAATGGAAGGAAACAGATGCTGTTGAGACACTCGTTTATTTCCTCGATGCAGTCATGACAGAGTTCATCAATAAGACAGAGGGTATGAAGTTCATGGAGCATCCTAGAAACTTTGCTATCAATCAACGAGCCCTTGGCGTTGGTGTTCTTGGATGGCACTCACTTCTTCAGCTTAAGATGATTGGATTTGAGTCAATGGGTGCTAAGATGCTTAACGGTCAGATCTGGAAGTTTATTCGTGAAAAAGCAGATCATGCTTCAGAGAACTTAGCTAAGGAATATGGTGAACCACCTCTTCTCAAGGGATATGGTCGTCGTAATTCCACTACGCTTGCTATCGCACCTACAACATCGAGTTCATTTATTCTTGGTCAGGTATCACCGAGTATTGAACCGCTTAATTCTAACTACTTTGTCAAAGATTTAGCTAAAGGTAAGTTTACTTTTAGAAACCCGTACTTAAAGAGGCTTCTTAAAGAGAAGGGTAAGGATGATGATGAGACCTGGAAGGCAGTCCTTATTAAGGGCGGTTCAGTTCAGCATCTCGACTTCCTTACGCAGGAAGAGAAGGATGTCTTTAAAACATTCGGTGAGATTTCACAGAAAGAGATTATTATTCAAGCTGCTACCCGTCAGAAATATATTGACCAGGGTCAGTCGCTGAACGTAATGATCCCACCCAATACAAAACCCAAGGATGTCAATGAACTCTTGATTTTTGCTTGGGAGCAGGGTATTAAGAGCTTATACTATCAGCGTTCAGCTAACCCTGCGCAAGAATTGGCACGTTCTATTCTTACTTGTGCAAGTTGCGAAGCATAAATACTTTTATGAGTAAATTTGAAGCAATTTGCGAGGCTTTAAAAGAAAGAATGACAGATGAAGAGAGCTTAAAAGAGTTTCTTCATAAGCGTCTTGCTGGTGCTAAGAAAATACAAGCACAAGCTGAAAAAAAAGGTGGCTACTCAACACTAACTGCTATTCACTTTAAAGCTAAATTTAAGCCGTATAGTGAGTGCATGAAGCATGTAGACGGGGCTGATTTTGCTAAGAAAGCAGCAGATGAATGTTTTGAGAAGCTTAAAAATTGGGATAAGATGTCGCAAAGAGAATTTCAGGCAGTTATGGGTGAGCTTGAAGCTTATGGTGAGGTCTACATAAGAGAGACAAAACCAAATAGCATAAAGCTGAACTAATCATGCCCTTCATCAGCGTTGTGCTTACGTGCTTGTTGTTAACAGCATGTTCGACACTTAACGAATACCCGTGCCCTGATGATACGGTAACTCAGGTACATAATTTTCATCAAAATACCTACTACAAGGTAATGAAGTACTTTACCGTTACAGGTGATGTAGAGCAGGATAGAGTAACACACATGTATAGTACATATCCGGTTCTAAAAAAAGATTTCTAAATCACGGCTTGTGATTCATAATAAAATTAATACAACCATCAAGCCCGTCCTGATACTGCTTAGGGTAGGTTTTCTGCGATAGGAATGTTTTTATTTTCTCTCTCTCTTCTAATGGTAATGTCCAAAGACGGAATTCCGGTATCTGCTCTTCTTCAGGTAATGATGTATGGTGTTTAGCAACACCGTTTTTATGTATACCTTCTATCATCTCACCGAGAGGTCCTTCACAGCTATTAAACCATAACGGTATATTTCTCTCCATACAATATTCAATTATTTCTGGTATTTCATAAATATTTTGTATAATAGGTACAATAGAGAGAGCACCAAACTTGCCGAGTTTATGTAATGCATTAATATTGGAAAGAACGTTTTCTAAATTACCGTTCTTACGCATAAACGCATACGTTTTTGGATTTATAGAATCAATCGATACATTAACCCATACATTCAATAAACCTTTTAATGCCTTTTCTACTTTATCGTTATAAACAGAGCCATTAGATACAATGCTAACCATAACATTAGGGTTTACCCTAGCTATTACATCCCACATTTTGTAGTAGGTACTCATAACAAACGGCTCTCCGCCGAGAAACTCGATTACTTTTGCATGTTTTAGAAACGGTTCAATTTCAGTAATAAACCGATCATCGTACATATTTGCTTGTAAAGGTAATTTCTCTCTATTCTTTCGTATCGAAGAAGAAAACTCCCCACCACACATGATACACTCATAGTTACATGTGTTGTGAATTTGAAACACGAGATGAGCTGGGTATTCCGTACCTATCTCTTGCTCTATGTTCGGTACAAACGCTTCACGTACAGCTAGTGCAGAATTATGGCCGTTGCCTGCTAAAATATATCTCGCACAGCGCTGACACCCAAAGGAGAAATCGTAATTTGCCAAAGCATTACGTATATTCTTTATTCGTTCGCCGGTCCAAGCTTCATACGGCGAGACTTCTGGGTAAAACCCCAAATTATAATCAACATTATAACAGCATACAGTCATTCTACCACCGAAGTCGAATCGAAGAGAGGTAAGAGGTGCAGCACATACATAACTTCTGTTTTTAAAGAAATCATGACTACGTAATATCTCTTGCTGAATTTTGACATAAGGGTTGGGTATGTTTTTTTCAGTACAATATTTCTGTAGCGTGAGTTCGACAATACCCTCTTCTGATATTATGGATTTTAATTCTTCGAAAACCGGATAACGCTCCTTATATTCATCATATAAAGCACTTAAAGCCGTCTTAAAATCACTCTCAGGAATATCAAACTGCTTATCTTTGAAGCAAGATATGATTGAATCAACGAACATAAAGCTATTTACAATTAAACAACACCAAACGCCAGTGCATGTAAATAAAGCTTGATTAATTCATCTCTACTATATACTATTATATCTATCAATGAAGACAGCACGTAAATATAAAGCACGGCCTAAAAACGAAAAGGTATATAGCAGACTGATAGTCTTTAAATTTAATGTCGACTATGATGAGAGGGAGGCAATCATACGTAGAGCTATCTACAATGAACAAAATCTCTACAAAAATAAATCGCTTAGATGGATTGTTACTGAAAAAGACATGGAGAAGGCGAAAATAAAATTCTTTCTCAAGTAATAATGAATAGAGAAGGTAGTGATATAATGACAAAAGAAGAAAGAGCTTATTATAATGAGCTAAGAAAGAAATATTGCTATAACCCTGTTCCAAACCACAATAAACCCTTTTACAAACACAAAAATGCAGCACCTTATCATAGACGGAAACAATCTAGTACATAGGGTTTTTTGGGTCGCAAAGAATCAACCCGTCTTTAACGAGTATTTTCACATTTATTTGTTCCTTGTTAGTGTAAAAAATCTCGCTTTACAATATAAACCTGATCATATCGTCTGCGCCTGGGATGAAAAGAAGGATTATACTGTCAATAAACGAAAAGAACTATTAGCTGATTATAAGGGTACGAGAGATAAAGAGCGCAATAAAGAGGTTCATTCAAAAAACGAGATTATTAAGCAGATGCTTGAGCATCTGGGTATAAAAAGCATCTTTCCAAGAGACTACGAAGCTGATGATGTCATGGCCATTTACTGTGATATCTTTAAAGATGAAACCAAGGCGGTTGTCACAGTAGATCGTGATTTATGTCAGTTGATTGACAAAAAAACCGTTGTATACGAGCCGCTAAAGAAGAAAGAATTTAAACTATCTAGTTTCTTTGAAGATCATAAATGCAATAAAGAAGATTTTGTAAAAATTAAAGCGCTTGCAGGTGATAAATCTGATAATATTCCAGGACTAAAGGGCTTTGGTAAGGTAAAGATTGCTAAAACCCTTTCCGGGGAGTATATCTTAACTGAGGAGGAACAGCAGCAATATGAGAATAACATCAAGCTGGTGGATTTGACGTATTCTATAAATTCAGCTGATGAATATAACTACGTAAAGGACCAATTAAGCACTTCCCCGGAGAAATCTTTTGAGGAATTTAAAACCAAGTGCAAAGATCTTAGCTTTTACAAGATATTAAACGATATTAATGTTTGGTATGATACCTTCTTCTTAAGAAGCAGACTTGCAGAATTAGTAGGGTAAATGTCATACAGAGCAAATGAATACTAAATAATAGTACATTTAACTTACTGTATATAAAGCATTTACAAATTTGCTACTTTAGACTGTTAGATTAATTACTATCGATATTAAGAGTGGATAAATGAATAAATATTGATATGGAGATTTTAAATCTTGACAGTAATATTATTAAATGGAGTGGTTATTTCAATGATACAAAGCAGGCGGAAGAACATTTACAAGAAAAGCTCGCAGTATTAAGTAAAACCAAATTAATCGTGAGCGCGAAAAAGGTACTCGTAAATCGCAGATGTCATGGTTTATTTCTCTATAGATTCACTGTTTATACCGCGCCAAAGTCTGAATAACTTTTAATTTTATGATGGTATTTCTTGATATGGATGGTCTTTTGGCAGATTTGTTCAATACTGTCAGTTATGATATATTCGGTCAAGATTATAAATCTGTTACATCACCATCTAATCCTAAAGCTAAGGAAAACAAAGAAAAAATTAGAGAATATTGGACAAATAAAAATAAATTTGTCGAAAGATTCGGGCCTGTAGAGCCGTTTTTTGAGCATTTGCTTCCGTTCGGTAAGGATGGTAGCATAACAAATGCAGTAGTAAAGGCAGCTGTTGATTTTGCCGGTGAATATAATATTTGCTCTCACCCGGCTTCAATTAACCCTATAGAATGCAGAAAAGGTAAAGAGGTTTGGATTAAACGTCATTTAAATCCTCAACCAAAAGAAGCGTTCTTTCCGCAAGACAAATCAATTTACGCAGTAACAGACGGTAAGCCGAATATTCTTGTTGATGACTTCCCACCGTATATACAAGCATGGAGAAACAAAGGCGGCTACGCTATTGAAATGAGAACAGAGAATTTCAGTACACCAAACCAGGCATATGCCTTTTTGACAAAAGAGTTAGAGAAAGCAAAAAAAGAGCTCTCTACCATCAAAGAGTCGAAATTTAATTTTCTAGTTGATTCCATTCTTAGTAGTATATAATATATCAACAAATGGGAATGTTTGATTATATTAAAAGTGAGGCACTTCTTCCTGTCTCTAGAAAAACAAAGACTGTACTCGATGAGAATTGGTACAAAGATCTAGAATTTCAAACTAAGGATCTAGATAATACACTTACCTACTACAAGATTGGTAAAACAGGTAAGCTCTATTATGAAAAGGTTGAAGGAGAGCACGTCAGAACGATGACCGAAGCTGAAGAAAAAAAGGCAAGACGGTCGCGTTGTTTTGTATGGCCGTATAAGTTCAATGAAATATCCCGTAAATGGATTAAAGCTGATCATACCGGTATTGTTAATTTCTACGGATCACCGCTTGATAAAAACGGCAATGAATGGTGGATTGAGTATCAAGCAAAATTCGTCGATGGCCAATTAAAGGGCAAATTAAAAATTGTAAAAGAAGAGATCTTTGCAACAAAAGAAGAATTAGAGACACGTAGACTTGAAATAGAACAATTAATGAACACCTACGCTAGTGCACCTAAAGCGAAAGTTAGGCGTTTTCTTCGAGAAAATACCTGCGGTGTTTATAATAATATTGTCTATCTCGCTAGTGACTTCTTTTTAGATATTTCCAAGGGCCTAACAAAGGTAGGCTATTGGGTTAGACGTACATTTTAATGAAACAGCAACCAATGCCCGTTACCGTAGAACAGGTAACAGATGGAATCTATCACGTCATTGTAGAGAATACATATGACCTTGCGATGACATTTTGTCGAGCTCAAGAGTTTTATGAATCTTCCTTAACTGGTATTCGTGGTAAGAAATTTGATATGACGGATTTCATGCGTCTGTATACACAGAGTAGAGGTGATACTGTCTTCTCTTATCCGGCTGATTGGTCAGGCTTTAACGTACCAGGACCAGTATTGAATAAGCTTTATAATGAAATTGGAATAGATGATTTTAATACGTACGATAAGCTTCTTTTAGATATATTTGAACATGTAAGCAATGAGGTAGGCAGTACGAATTTCTATATAATTGGTTCACAGAACAATGATGCCAGTACTCTCAATCATGAAATCAGTCACGGATTATATTTTCTTAATAAAAAATATAAAAAAGATGTTAATGCTGTTCTAGAGAAATTGCCAAAATCTATACAAAATAAAATCTTTAAGCATTTGTTAGAAACGGGCTATTGCAAGGCTGTTTTAATAGACGAACTCAATGCATATCTAGCGCACAACCTTGCAGATATATCAAAAATGTTGAAATTCTCAAAAAAGGATCTAAAATCATTAAAGAAAATTTCAGCACAATTGCAAGAGATTTATACTTCGTTCATTGATAAGTAATTTGGGGGTGTACTTGGTACTCGATTTAATTATTGAAAACTATAGTGCATGCAGTAGACGATTGTATCTACTTTAAAATCAATCAAAAAAATCAAACGCCGAAGATAATACTGACGCGCTCTTAGCAGAGGCTAGCTACATCTTTAACCACGCAGACGAGTTCTGCATGGAAGAAGAGTATCTTCTCGCTGCATAAAAACAGTATCGGATCCTATTAAAGGTACTGGGAGCTTAACAATAGGTTAAGGAAGGTCTTACGATTCTAAGAAAACTAAGAGTAAGCGGTCGTAGTAAAGCCGGTTCTTGCTACAGGTAGAGAAAAATATAGGCTGGCAACCATTAGCAACCTCTCTCTCCGGCGCCGTATGGCGTTCTTGAAATGCTAGAATATGCTAAAGCATGTAGAGTCGATAGATAGTCAAGATTAAGGACAGGGGTTCGAATCCCCTCACCTCCACCATTTTAACTTGCTTTTATTAAGCAATTCATTATTATAAGCGATATGGTATATTTCGTACAACGCTGGACAGGTAAGGGATGGAACACGTCAATGTGCTCACCTTACAATTCAAAACAAGAAGCTCTTAAGCATATAAAGCAATATTGGTGGCACTATACTGATTCCAATCCATATAGGATTATAGAACAATGAAAAGGATTATTACTCCAAACCAAGATGAAGAAGCTCTCTTCTTTTCTGATTTTACAGGTAAGCCGGTTGGCGGTGATTACGGTCCTCAAGCAGAACTAACAATAGATTTTAATTATGGTTCTAAATATGATACAAGGCAAATAACACTCCATTTAAGTGATGATGATGTAGACGTGCTGATTAATTTTCTCAATACAAAAACTTTAAAAAAACTTGATATCTCGTAATTTGTGTATATAAATAGTTATAGCTCAGGCGCTCAACCGAGGCTAGAGAGAACATATTAACTCGCTTAACAAAGGAGAACACATATGACAACACACACATACACACTAGGTCGGGTAATTCCGGCATCAGGGACTGGCTATAGCCGACTACCAGCTCTGTTTAATGAAAGTTGGCTAAGTGATGTCTTTAAGGACATCGATAAGGCATTTGATATTCCAAATGCTACATACCCATATAATATCGTAGCAGATATAGACCCGGAAGGGAACCCTGTTGCATATTATATCGAAGTTGCACTCGCCGGAGTCGGCAGAGACAACATCAAAGTACACGTGAAAGAGGGACATCTCTTCATTAGCGTGGAGAAGGAAGACGCAGAACCCGATGAGCATATCGTCTACCACCGTAAAGGAATCAGTAGGAGGAAGGGACAATTGTCCTTCACCCTGAAAGACAATACGGACGTTAAGTCTATCTCATCAACATACACAGACGGCCTATTACGAGTTAAGGTCCCTGTTGTAAAACCGGAGGTACAAAATATTAGTATCGAGGTTAAATAGAGTTTAATTTAGCCCTGGATTGAGCGCCTGGAGCACTTACAATTAAACTCAATGAAGATAGGATTTAACTGCAGTTCATTTGATTTACTTCATGCCGGGCATGTTACCATGCTCAAGCAAGAAAAAGAAATGTGCGACTACCTTAAGGTCGCACTCCAAGTCGATCCAACAATAGATAGACCGGGTGTCAAAAATAAGCCTGTTCAGTCTATTTACGAAAGATATGTACAGCTTCAGGGCTGTAAGTACGTTGATGAGATTTTAGTATACAGTACAGAGTATGATTTACTTCAGCTTATTATGACTCAAACTATGCACATTCGCTTCCTATCCGAAGAGTATAAAGACAGAGACTTTACCGGTAAGCAGTACTGTATCGATCACGGTATTGAGATCTTTTATCATACCCGTAAGCATGATTTCTCTTCTAGTGACTTAAGAAAGAGAACAGCTGAACAGGAAGCAAGAAAAGGACAACCAGAACCTTCTTCTTTAATTCCTCAATATTCACCAGAACTTATTAAACACCCATGAAAAGAATACTAGTAACAGGCAGTGCAGGGTTTGTCGGTGCAAACTTTGTTGAATATCTCTTAGAAACAGATCCAACAGTAGAGGTCATTGGTTTAGACTCTCTCAGACATATGGGAGATTCTCAGCGCATTTCAAAGAGCGAGAGATTCTTTCACTACACACATGATCTCAATACCCCTATCTCACCGGTCCTTTCTTCTAAGATTGGTAATGTAGATATTATTGTTAACATTGCAAGTGAATCAGCTATTGATCGTTCTATTAAGGAGCCTGAAGCTGTAATTCTGAACAATGTTAATCTGATCATTAACATTCTTGACTTTGCAAAGAGAAAATCTGTAGAGAAGTTCATTCATCTCTCTACTGATGAAGTCTATGGTCAGTACTATGATGTACCTCATAAGGAATGGGCTAAGATTGTACCGTCGAATCCTTATTCAGCTTCAAAGGCCTGTCAGGAAGCTATTGCTATCTCTTACTGGAGAACGTATGGAACACCTTTAGCTATTATTAATTGTCAGAATATGTTCGGCAAGATGCAGAATGTAGAGAAGATGATTCCAAAGACAATCAAATATATTTACGAAGGTAAGACTATTCCTATCTATTCGAGTAATGGGAAGTCTGGAGCTAGAAAGTATATTCATGTTCGTAATCTCTGTTCAGCTATTAACTTTGTAATGCAGAGATGGATAGCGCCTTATACAAGTGCTGAGTTTGAGGAACTACCTGATCGTTATCATGTAGGTGGTCATGATGAAATTAGTAATGTCGATCTTGTTGATAAAATCTCACATATTATGAACATGCCAGCCAAGATGGAGCTTGTTGAAGATACAGTAATTAGACCGGGATATGATAAAAAATATGCTTTAGATGATTCAAAGCTTAAGTCACTTGGATGGAAGCCTGAAATGGATTTTGATGATTCATTAAGAGATGTAGTTGCATGGACACTTAAGAACAGGGCTTGGATGCAATGAAGGTTACAAAAACAAGAATAGAAGGCGCTTATATTATTGAGCCAACGAAGTACAATGATAGTAGAGGTTCGTTTGCAGAGACGTGGAATCAAAGACAGTTTGAAGAGATTTTAAATATTAAGCACGGGTTTGTGCAAATGAATCATAGTAAGTCTTATTCTTGTGTGCTTAGAGGGTTGCATTATCAATCCGAGCACCCGCAAGCAAAACTTGTTTGGGTTACAAGCGGGGCAGTGAGAGATGTTTTTGTCGATTTAAGAAAAGACTCGCCTACATTTGGTCTCTGGGATGCTGTCACACTCATGGGATCAACAAGAGTTTATATACCAGCGGGATGCGCTCATGGATTTATTGTGGCATCAGAGCAAGCAGACTTTCATTATTTTGTTTCAGATTATAGATATCCAGAGTATGAGAGAACTTTAATGTGGAACGATCCGGATTTGAATATACACTGGGGTGCAACAAACCCAATACTATCAGAAAAAGATAAACAGGGGCATTATTTTAAAGACTTACAATGAGCACAAAGCAAACAATAACCCGAAAAGGATCGTTCGATGTTATGCATCGAGTAATGAACGAGCGTATGAAGTGTTTTCACGTACACGGTCATACATATCTTTATGAACTTACATTCGGTTTTGAAACAATGGAAGAGATTGGCTATGCAATTGACTTTAAGGAAATTAAGAGAGTAGGGTGTCAGTGGATTGATGATAAGCTCGATCACGGTGCTATTTTAAACTGTCACGATAGAACTCTTATTAAAGCTGTCAATGATCTCGGTACAAAACTCTGGATCATGACATTAAATGGACCTGGAAACTACTGTAATCCATCGGTTGAGAATATCGCTAAGGAAGTGTTTTTAGCAATGGACATCTTATTCAACAAATACCATAATCTCTGGATTGAGAATGTACGGTTATATGAAACACCAAATTGCTTTACTGACTGTAATAGAGATTCTATCTCACAGGATGAGCGATCAAATTTTTACATCGGTAACAAATATCTAATTGAACAATACAGGGATGAAATGGGTGTTGTTGAATACGATGATAGAAAAATTAAATGGAGCGATGCCTGAGCGGTTTAAAGGAGAATTCTACTAAAATTCCGAGGTCTAATACACCTCCGTGGGTTCGAATCCCACTCGCTCTTCCATTTTCGAATCCTTCCGCTTCCTAATTTACTTGCAAGGGAGATAATACTTTATATAATCAACTTACTATGCAAGCTTATCACTATAAAGACGTTGTTTTAATTCCGAAATATTCAACACTTGATTCACGGTCTTCAGCTGATACTTCTGTAACGTTAGCAGGTCATACATTTAAAGGACCTGTCATGCCTTCAAATATGAAGTGCACTATCAACATTAATATAGCGAGGATGTTATCTAATAACGGTTACTTCTATATTATGCATAGATTTGATACAGACACTGTAGAATTTGTAAGAATAGCAAATTATGAAGATTGGAAGCTAGTTTCTATCAGTGTAGGTGTTAATGACAGTGATATTACAATCTTAGAGAATTTATATACAGCAAATCACCGTGTGGACTTTATAACTGTTGATATTGCCCACGGTCATCACAAGAAAATGATGGATATGCTCTCTTATCTACAAAAATTCCGTGATAGAGGAACGAAGATCATTGCTGGTAATATCGTAACAAAGGAAGCTGCCTATGACTTAATAAAATGGGGTGCTGATATCGTGAAAGTAGGGATTGGTCAGGGGTATGTTTGTACAACGAAGGATAAAACCGGTTTTACGATGCCGATGTTTACAGCTGTTAATACAATGCCTGTTCATATACCTGTAATTGCTGATGGCGGTATCCGGTGTAACGGTGATATTGCTAAAGCGCTTGTCGCTGGTGCTACCATGGTTATGGCTGGTAGTATGTTCGCTAAGCTTTCCGATAGTCCGTCGGCTACCTTTAAGGATCCACATACTGGCGAGACGCTTAAGGAGTATTACGGCTCGGCAAGCTTCTATAATAAGGGTAACAACAAGAACATTGAAGGGAAGCGTGAACTCATCGAGGCTGATCAAATGACATACCTTCAGAAAATGCAAGAAATACAGGAAGATCTGCAGAGTGCCATAAGTTACGCCGGTGGTAATAAATTGTCAGATCTTGTACATACAAGCTATAAAATACAGGCTGTTTAAATAAATATTTCTGCTAGACCCGAGTAGGCAGGGGGTAACTAGTCTTCTTCGACCAGCGGGTTTAATACCCGGTAGCCAATGAAGATCTATCTAGCATAAATATTTCATATGAATTTTAAGGAGCATTTTCATCTTTACGAGGCACTAGATAAAACAAATATCTACACTAGAACTATTGCAAAATATTTGTTTGGTGATGAAAAGCGCGTCGATGATATACCCCTACCGCATGGTAAATACCAAGTAGGTGTTGATTTTCAGGTTGATCCGAAAGATTTAGATACTTTTACTAAATTATTCCCTATTACACCGCCTAAAGAAGGCGAAGAACTTGATAGTGCTGGTACTAAAGGATCTGGTAACGGTGAAATTGCTCTATATTGGTTATTTTCAAAGGATCATACAGTTCAAGACATGAGAGGTGGCGATAATCCCGATCTTTTAATTGACAATACAAAGATAGAGGTCAAGGCTTATGATTCAAGAAGATTTGGTTTAGGTAGATTCGGTAATCAAGCATCAAATCGCCAGCTACTCTCAGTAGTATTTGGATTAAAGGCACTTTTAAACTCTATTCGTCCGTCAGATGTTGCTGAACGTCAACCATCTCTTGATGATTTTAATAAACAAGAGGTAATTGACTCTTTCAAGGTATTACAAGATTTTGATAATAACCAGGAACTCAGAAAAGTAGCATCTGCATATCCGTTAATCGATATGATTTACAAGCAAATTGACAGTGTATTAGCCGGTCTTGGTTTAGTTACAGGAAAATTTACAGCAGAAGATGGTGCAGCTGCGATGCTTAGAATGTTACTCATCACAAAATTAGATAAGAAGCCTGGTGATAACGGTTATATCATTAATATAGCCTATAAAAAGAAATTAAAGAACTTCCAAGGTACTTTCTTTAAGGTATCGATAAAGAATATTAAAAAGCTGAACACCGAAAACATACTAAATGGTGTACAAGCAAGTGGTGCAGCTCTCAAGATTGATCCTTATCTGCTTTTTAAATGACATTTAAAGAATACATACAGGAGAAAAACAAGCACAGCAAGGCTGAAGCAGGTTATGTAGCTCATCCTGTTAATGGCCAGGTATGTAAACATTGCACTATGTGGAGAGAGCCTGATGTTTGTACAGCCGTTGCTGGGACCATAAATCCTAATGGTTGGTGTAAGTGGTATAAGCGTTCACACCGTGAAAATTTAGCTGAAAAGTCTATTCATGATCCTGTACGCCCGGGCATTTTAAAAAGACAAGTAAAAGGAAAAATGACTTGCAGTAAAGCACGTGCATTAAAGTCCAAACAAAAAAATAAAGGTAACCATACAGCAAAAGCAGCTCAAAGATTTCTAAATTACCACTGTCAGTAGGCTAAATAATTATGTGGAAAAGAGAGATAGAATTGTTCTTGTAATAGCTGCTTTCTTTTTTATATTTTTATACTGTGCGCTTAAAAACCCGACGCCTATAGCAGTACCAGACATAAATGCATATCCTCTACCTCAGGGGTGTATGATTTACTCCATGGCATTTGAAAGTGCATTAAGAGCAAGAGCACTTTTAGACGATCGTTGTTATTGGTCAGACATAGTTGGCATAAAATTCAAAGATGCAGATATGTATCATGCCGTTCTTGTCTATGAATACAACAATGGAACGTGGATTTATGACTGTAACATGGGTTCTTTTGAAATTTCTCCAAAGAGACTTATTACTCTTAATGAAATTGTGTATGCCGCATACCCTGATAAAGAGGTTGAAGATGCAATTTGGCTAAGATCCAATTTGGATCACCATGATCATTACGGATTTCCAGAATAATTCCGGAATTTAAAAGAAAATGCTGGATTCCTCTCTGCGATCCGCCATAATAAGGGGGTCATGAGCACAACCACACTAGATAAGTTCGTAGCAAATCGCAGGACCGTTCAGGATCAGGTTAATCAATATAGCCTGGTTCCGATGAACCTGAATCAAATCCACAAGTCCGGAAATCGCTTTTATAATGCGAATTCCGAGCTCAACGCAACCTCTTTGAATTCCCTTCTCGGTGTTCTTGGAGTCAAACCATCACTCGTCGATGATATCGAAGACGATCAGAAGCAGTGGGAGCCTCTTCATTCGGCTCTCGCTAACATCCGTTCTAACCGTGTTGTTACTGCAGTTCGTAACAACGAAACCAATACTGTTGTCAATATTTACAACAACGCTATCAAGGATGAGAAGCCGGTTGACTTAACTAACGGTCTTCGTTATACGGAAGAGTTCCTTCGTACCACGGAGAACAACCTTCAGTTGAAGAACTTTAGCTTTAATCCTTCTAACCTTTCGATCAATATCGACTTCCTTAATCCGGATACTGATATTGATGTCTTCGGTGACGGGAAGGATTTCTGGAAAACCGGATTCGGTATTACATTCTCACCGAATAAGACTCAGACCTATCCCTTCTTCCTCCGACTTGTATGCTCCAACGGAATGCACGCAATTCATCGGATGAAACAGCGTTTTGTTGAGTCTGATTCGCTTACACAGAAGACCTTCATGCACCAGATTCAGCGCTATCTGACTAACGAAGACCGTAACTCTGAGGTTCAGCTCTCCTGCAACCGTCTTCGTAATAATAACGCTTCACTCCGTGAGTTCTATAGCGCACGTACAATTGTTGAAAAGATTGACAAGAACCTCGCCGGCGATATGTTCAACGACGAGGATCTGACCAAGCGCTATGCTTCAGTTGGTGTTGATCTTAAGAAGCAGAACAAGCGCTGGATGGCTACAGCAAATTCCGGTATCAATAGTTATGATTTCTTTAATAACTTGACCCACGCTGCAACCCATACCCTCTCCGATACGGAGATCGCGACCAGGATGGAGATCAACCGACTTGCCTCGGATATGTTCTTCACCGGCCCTGACTTCTCAGCAATGGCTCCGGATCCGTTCCGTGAAGTTGCTTCTTATACGACAGAGAAGTAAACTCTGTAAGAGTATCACCAAAAAAGCCCTGCCTAGGCAGGGCTTTTTTATTTTATAGATAATGTTTTTCTATAAATATTTGTATGTCAAATATCCGTATATATCAATTGCCTGAAAATAATCCTAGTACGGGGGATTTTCTTGTTTCCGATGTTCAGACCAGTCAAGGTGTCTACACTACATCAAGATGTCACTTATCATCTGTAGCAGGTACTATTGGGCAGTTTTGGCAAAGTGCTTCCTCTACCCTAAGTACAGTGAGTGCAACATGGGTTAACACCACATTGATTGTCAATGCTAGTGCTGTACCTATTTGGAACAGTGTGTACACCACAGTGAGTGCAAATAGTGCGCGGTGGAGTAGTGCTTATAATACGATTCTCTCTTATAAGTCTAATTGGGATTCCGCTTATAACGCTCAATTCTTCCCATTTGCATCCATAACACCTGCAACTAACAACGAGCTTGTCTTTGAAAAGACAAGTAACACTGTTGTAACAATTAAATTAAAGGGATCTGACGGTGTTGTTCGTTCTGCGACAATAAACTTAACATAGTTGGCTCTTACCATTTGGATTCCATAAGTATTAGAAGGAATATACTATGGATAATTATGTTTTACCTACAACAGCGATAGCAGGGTCAATTTATCTATCAAAAAATATAGATACAACAAAAGATATAGTTGTAACATTTGATTTTGCCTGTTATGGACCTAATGTTTCTGGTAGTGAAGGTTTTTGTGTTTATTTTTATAACTCTTTCGCTGGTTTCCTTTCAGGCGGCGGAGCCGGGCCTGGTCTTTGTTATGCACCGGTGTATAACCTCACAGCATACGATGCATATAGTACTCCTGTTACAGGATTTGTCGGTGTCAACTACGCAGTACTAGGTGTAGGATTTGATTTAACAGGTAATTTTGCAACTTCTGCGTATTGCCCTAACGGTTACGCGGATAATATTACAAATAGTGTTGTAATAAGAGACGCACAGGAACGTGGGTTTAACGTCTTATATAGAAGTCAGGATTTATCTACTCTAACAGCAAATCCAATTTCATTTTATCAACAAATTACAGGTAGTGATGTACCGATTGAATTTTATCGCTCAAGAATTAGATTAACAGATTTTTGTAGTAGAATAGTTGTTGATATTCTGCCACCAGGTGCTTCCGATTTCATTAATTATATCGACACAACAGTCCCGCGAGTCGTTTGGCCAAATAATGTAAATTGCTGTCTTGGTTTTTCAACAGGTCTTGATGTTTTCACTAATCTAACTATTAAGAATTTTAATGTCAATGGTGTATTTACATCTGTTAGTGCTAATGACGTGTCAACAACTTGGACATATTCGGCAGCTAATTACCTCGGACAAATACCTAACCCAGCTACACTTACTGTAAGAGATACGATAAAGATTGTCAATGCACCGCCTTGGAATTATTATCCGTCTCTTATTAATATTTCCCAGATTGGTTCAGCTCCATTCATTAATACCGATGGATACATTAACATCGTATATCAAACACAGTAATCTACTATAAATATTTACCGTAGAAAACATCTATATTTTCTCTAAATAAAATAAAAATATGTCTAACATTGCAGCGACACTCTCATTAAACGTACCAGCGATTACAGCATTGTGCCAAGGCCCTCAGGGTTATTCGCTTCTTAACGGTGCAGGTGCACCAACTGGTACTGTGGGTCGCGATGGTGATTTTTATCTTGATACAACTGTTTATTACATTTACGGTCCAAAAACCCTCGGATCATGGGGTCCAGGTACAGCTTTAAATAATAGTCTTAATGCACCGAAGTGGGACAGTACTCACGATACTGTTTATGCTCTAAGTGGTACATGGAATGAGATAATTCCTGTTTATACAATAGTTAATAGCCAGTCAGCTATTATTGCTAATAATAGCGATAAATGGATAAGTGTTTATTCCACGGTATCAGCTAATTCAGGTGTTGCCTGGAATTACCAAGGTACGGATTTACGTGCACTCACAAGTAATTACCAGAGTGCCTATAGTACGGTAAGTGCAAATAGCGGTACATGGGGTACCGGAGGCGGCGGTGGCTCGGGTGATCCAGCAGTAAACGCTCTCGTTCATAGTAATAGTGCTGGTTGGAATAGTTCTTCTACAAAAGTTAATGCAAGTAGTGCTAACTGGGATTCAGTATATAGCACAATATATGGAACAAGCGGTACCTGGCAAAACAATTTTACTGTTCTTAATACAATCTCTTCCAGTATTATACAGGCATATTCTGGTAACTGGCAAGCTGTCTATTCAACAGTGTTTAGTACAAGTGGAAGCTGGAATACTGCAGCACTAGCTGGTAATGTTTATGCTACAGTTAATAGACTTAGCGGTGATTGGCAGTATACAACTAACCTATCCATGGCACAGGCGACAGCTTGGGGGAATGCATCATATGCGTTTATTGCGGTCAGTGGTAGATATGATAATACGTATTTAACAGTGAACGTACTAAGCGGTGATTTTTACGATTTTCTTAATAGTTATAATGGCTTAGCTCCAAATTGGCAGTCAACATTTAATACAGTTTCCTCATTAAGTAGTAACTGGCAGTCAACATACAGTACCGTGACAGCAATTTCCGCGGTAGGGGTTACAGATGTAACAACATCGCCCACCATGTATACTGTTGCACTCTCTGATACCAATAGAACGCTTCATTTTGATACCACAAGCAATCAACTAACAGCAGTTTTAAATACTAATAATTTAACTGAAGGATTTAGTGTTTCATTCAATAATATTGGTACAAATAAATTAGTGTTATCAGCATATCCGAACGCAATTAGAGGTATAGGTTCTATTATTACTACCCAATACGGTACAGCATTTGCTTACGTCCATAATTCTTACGTTTATGTTACTGGTAGATTCTAAGATCTATCTATCAGTAATGTCATTGAATTGAATATTCAATAAGTAAATATTATTGTGAGGTCGTACACTTTTACGTTATCAACAGTTCAGCAGCTTGGCTTTCCAGAACAACTCAACAACTATCTTTTTGTTGACCCAGTTTACGGTCTAGGGTTTGTCTTTCCCTTAACAGCTGATGGTGGACTCTATACAAATGGTGGTGCTGACTACACGCAGATTGAAGATGGTGAACTTTACTTTCCTTGGGGTTATCTTATTACCACAAGCATAACAAGCATAACAGCTGATACTTTTAAAGGTCCATATGAAATAACTTTTTCTCCGGCTAACGTCGATACAAGCTATTACGCTATATTAAAAATATTATATGATTTTGGTGACGGTGAGACGCGTGATGTAGAGCATGGTATTGTTACAGGTGCTACAACTAACGAAGGTATTCAAGACCCTGCACAAGTTAATGTAACGCACACATACTGGCCATCTGCAGGGCTTACGACGTTTACACCAACTATCACGGTATTGAATGGCAATCTCGGTGTTAATATTATACGATATAACTTATCATTTGTACCATCTTCTGTTTATGACTTCAAAGATTTTCATCTTTTAAATACCGCACAGCATACCTATGCTGGTGAAGAGACGTTTGGTGTTTTTGAAATTGATAATTCCAGACATTTAACTAATGCAAGATTCTTTAGTGGCGGTACTACTCAATATAATCTAAGTGCTGACTCTTTATATTCAATTTTCTATACAACCCCGGGTCTTCTCTTAAACCTCGACGCTTCAGATACATTTAGCGTTGTATTTGATAGTTTGAATAAAGTAAGTAAATGGAAAGATAAAAGCGGTTTAGGAAATGATTTTATTCAGACAAATAACGCTCACAAGCCGTCATTAATCTTCCCGCTACAGACTGAAGCTGCTCGCAAAGCGATAAAGTTTATTAGTAATACAACATCTGAATACCTACAATGTGTAAACAATAGTTTGTTTAATAGTATTACAGGTCAATATACTGCGTTCTTTATAGTACATACAGCAGATGTTAACGGTACGATTTTTTACGGTGGCAGTGCACACAACGGAGCCAACTGCGCGTTTAGTTTTGGTAATACAAATGCTAGTAATGTAGTTCAAGGTATTTCTGGTGTTTCATTCCAGAACCTTTCACTTGTATTACCAACTTATAGTTTATATGCAATCAGAGCGTATGATAACACTGTTCTTCAATTTACAGCAGATGAGCTTACTATAACACAAAATCGACTTAACTTATCGTATGGATCGTCTCTAACTAATGCTACTATAAGTATGGCAGCATCTGCTCATATAAACGGGTTTGATCTAGTGCCTGCCACAAATAGTGAAGTATCGCAAATACTTCTTTACAACAGAGCGTTGTCGGATGATGAAATGGCAAATATATCTCAGACGCTTTATAGTAAATGGGGTATTACACCTCAAAACGACTAGCGTGTAGGTATTTTTACCTATAAATACTTCTATGGAGATTGTATCTCTCAGTTCAACAAATTATATTGGCTTAACATCTAATTACCCAGATGATAAGAGACTTATTGTTGATCAAAATGTATTATATACTGAGAACGGTGTTGATATACCTCTTGTTGCAGGGTTCAATAATGTTAACGACAACACAATTAACAATTATTCAAATCTCTTTTTAACAAATAAAATTGTTTTATCCTCTTTTGCTTATATTGAGGATTTAGCACCTATTCAAGATTTTGGATTTTCAACATTCCTTGCTGTAAATGGATATCCTGAAATTACCGAAACAACAATCTTTTTAACTGTTACAGAGCCTGATGTAACTCAGAATACCGCTAAAATAGCGTTAACCGGTTCGCTTGAAAATATCGATAATACATATATGTTCGATATTAATTTCTTAAATGATCGACTCTGTAAAGTCAGTCATAGTAACAAAGAAATAACCAGATATATGACAGTAGATTATACTGGTAATATAATTTTTGCAAAAGACTGTAACTGCGACCCTCTTCAGGATTTAAGTCCACAGATTTTTTACTACGTTTTTGATAGAGCAAGTGAATACATTTTATTACTCAAAAACATTAATGATATCGTGAAGTATGTTGGTTTTGATCCAATAGTTTCTTCAACACCTACGCTCACTTTAATTGATCCAATCACAGCAGCGGATATTCCTTATACATCAAGATGTATTTTACGTTGTGTACCACGTAATCAAGACCCGAATAATACAATTCTTACTGATTCATGGGTTTCGTATAATAAAGATTTTAAAATTAATTCACAAGGTATTAACCCTAACAGAAGCTACTCGAGCGTACCAGGTAATCTTCTTATTAATAGTCAGTATTACAACACCACAGGTACTAATATGGATGTTAATATCCTGTCGCTTAAGAATACTAGTACCCCGGAAAACTATCAGTATAGAGCAAATCCGTTTAGATCAAATAATTCCCCTCTATTCACTGAAAAAGAAGTTGAAAATCGTGAATATAAAAAATTACTAACCGGTTCTAATCAGAAGTATGGTAATGACAATATTGTTATCAACTATGAAGCATATACAACAGATATTATTCTTAAATCTGATAAAATTACATACTTCCATATACCGCAGTTAATCGACCCATACGTTCAACTTAATATCAGTGAATCCGGTCTTATTGAATCCGGTGCAATAGCCGGTGATCATCCATTAAAATCTGATAAAATCTTTAAGAAAGAAAGCATTAATAAATACTCTTCACCTTTCGGTGCAGTAAAAGATGAAGCTACAGGATCGTTTTTATGTAGTTGGCTTTCAGGTAACCACGATGTCAATACAAAGCCTATTTGGGTTGATAGATACTATAACCCACTCACTACATCGTTCTTTGCGGCGTTAACGACAACAGATTTTCAATCAATCAAATATGAATCGGTAAATGAATGTTTATTCAATGTTGTTGATTTAATACGACAGGTAGATGTTTTCGATAAACCCTCGGATTTAATTTTTGAGCCAGGTGCGTATTATGCGTATTACAGATATGGATTGAGCGGTGTTAATAATTTTATTAACTCATTATCGATTTATAGAGAGCAAAAAGACCTTAGCAGTTACTTAACTATTTACGATCAGCCTGTAGTACGTAACAACGCAGTTCCGGATGAATATATTTTTAATGGTAAAAATTACGGTCTTACAAACGGTCTGTCCGCAATTCAAGAAACCGGTCAGATGACATTAAGCTTTTGGGCAAATAATGCTGATTGGACGAAACCATTTGGTAATCAGATTGTCGGTAATTACGTAAATGACGGTGTAGGTATCTTTAATGAAAATACTGTAACACCTACAGTCTTTATACCGGGTAGTGGCACGGCTTTATCTCTCAATAGCAATCTTCTACAGCTTAAGAGTCTAAATTACAACGGTGATGAAATAACAGCTAGTATTAGATATGATGGTGTTTCTAATTATTATCTAATCTTTAAGAGCGGACAGATATTCGAATACAATAACAGCGATACTTCAATTCGTAAGGTTACAGATAGCAAGTTACTAAACCTAATCAATTACGATTATACAACTTCGTCAATTTATCTGCTATGCTCAGCAGCGCCGGGTGCTAATAGCATAATACAAATCAATACTCCGACATTAGCGATTTCAGATATAACAAATATTTCACTCAACGCTGAAAATAATAATATCGGTACACCGCTCATGTTTGCAAATGATCCGGATGCAGGTTGGCTCTTTGAAAATAGTCAGCAAGATCTATTATTATCTGCTACTACTATCAATTTTTATAACAACAAATTATTCTTTACACCTGGCACTAAATCAAGACTTTTAAATGATACTATCTATTATCTTTCAAATAATCAAAAATTGATGCTATGGAAGAATTTAAATCATTCGACATCTTTACCTGTTATAACGGCATTTCAATCACGCAGTCAGATACAAGACTTTAATATTGACTTCGATAACAATATTTGGATTCTTTCAAATAATAACGAATATTACAAATATACTTCAGATAGACAATTTGTACTATCTGGTACACTTGACGGTACTTCATTTATTAATCATAAAATTGACTTCTTAGCTAATTTCGAAAACGGCGCATATACCAAGCAGGCGATAATTGCACAGACCGGTCAGATACCTATACCAAAGGATGACCATATTAACACTGTATATGACTTTATTACGGATGATGGTAGTAAGGTTCTGCAGGACGGTTATTCCGATACTTTAGTATTTAACACATATCAAGAGCTATCAGCGGCTGGTCTGTTTTTAACAACAATTGACTTATATAATGGCATTGCTAATAGCACTGCTACACTACCGTCGGAAACCGCAGTTAATATAGATTTCACTTCTTGTGATTATCAGAGAAAAATTACAAGTACAGTATATAACGGACCTACAATTAATGCAAAATGCACACTTGTTAACGTATTCAATCCATATGATACCGATACGTTCAATATTATCAGCAGCTTATCTGGTCTAGACCCTGGATACCATCACTTTGCATTGCGCGTTGATACTTACGCAGGTCAGGCCCATTTCTTCATCAATGGTCAAATCGTTGGTTCAGAGAAATTCCCTCAAAGAAAATATCAGTTTAATAATTTTAGTAGAAGACCGTTCCTCGTTGGTTCTACAAGTTACGGTAATTCTTCACCATTATTTAAATACCTAAACAACAACGAAGAACTTGTTGAAAATTTAAAGATCAAACACTTCAACGTATATAGTGCAGCATTAATGGATGCTGATATTATGATGCTTGCTAAGCAGGATTTAGTTATTCAAGATTTACACTTCAATGTACCTTGCGGCAGACGCAATTACCTTGAAGAAATAGAACGTTATTTCAAGAACCGTACCCCTAATTCCAAGTCAACTTTCTATAATATTATTATTCAAAATTCAGGTATTACAGACTCCGGCCTACGTACCGGTCTTGAGGCAAGAATTGTTGATAAATTAAAGCAACTTGCACCTGCTTATACAAAATTAAATACCATAAAGTGGATTAACTAATGAATATCGTAAACGCACTTTCAGCTGAAGGATTAATTTTTGACCGTTTTTTAGGCAGCACATACGCTTTACCGTACCCGGATTTTGAAAGTATACGCATACAGCCTAACGATCTTGCTATAGCCTCGGTTATTAATTTAGCTTTAGAAAAATTATATAAAAATTTTCTCTATCTTTATAAATCGTCAAGAATAGCGTCTAACGTTATACCGATTTCTTCTACAGCGGTTGCTGGTGTGAGTACAGGGTCTACAAATTTTAGATGGTTTTTAAGTAATGAAGGTCTATCGGCTAGTCAATTCATTCCTCTCTCTTCTGCATCATTATATAATCAAGATAATATTACAACAATTGCTGCTATACAAAATACTGAAAATTCAAATTTCTATATTACTGCATCTACCGGTGACGATCTTGTAATCTACAAAACCGACGACAGACTTCTTAACAATACGCTTGATTATAACACTTCAATCAATGTCGTTTTAAGTACAAAGCAAACATTTCCGGGTTCGAATATTAACTGGCAGCAAATTAATTCGTTTGCACTTGGCAACAATTATAGTTTTTACGTTCTTGATTCTATCGGTAATCGACTTGTAAAATACGATGCCGGTGGTCTTTACACATCTGATATCGTATTACGAGATAAAATTCTATTCATAAATAGCATTGGCGGTGAGGGTAGTTTTAGTGATAATACATTCTTTAATAGACCGAGCGCTATCGATATCTACAATACTGATGTTTATGTTCTTGATTCTGGTAATTCATGTGTTAAGCGTTATGATCAAGATTTAAATTGGATTAGTACATTTAGATTATTCAGAGATTTTGCTGTAGTTAACCCTGTGCATCTCACACACGACTATTATGGTAATAGATACATACTCACTGATAATGACATATTATACAAATATGATGTAAATTTTCAAAATAGATCAACAATTCAGCTTGACCCCCTTACAGCGAGTGATGAGTACTATAAGAAAGTAGTATTTTCTGCTTTTGATCCGAATATCTTCTATCTTGTAACAAGTCAAAACGTTTATAAGCGTTTAGTGGATCAACCGTCTGATGAAATCGGTAAATATCTCTTTCATCTTTATAATTTCAATACAGAAGAAACTATAGCTGACTTTTTCTCACTAGCAGGTAATGACGGGGATAATAATATTATATTCTCTAATTCCAATGGAGCAGGAAAATTCTCTATTTGGTATGACAATATTAATTTGTTTAATGTACTAGCTACGGGTGAGTTCGATATCTACGATTTAAATGATATTGCTATACAAAATAACGAATATTTGCAAAACTGGGTAATCAATAAATCACTCGCAAAATTGTTGATTAACCATATGAGACTACGTGATCTAATGACAGGTAAATTCATTGCGACGTATAACGAGTATAAGGATATTGTATTATCAAATACACGTTATTTCCTACCCGATGAAATTGCATCAATAAACTTTGAACAGAGTGTTGACAATTTTATTGGAATGAATGAACCTGTTCATAATAACATTGTTAACAGGTGCTTACAACAAATATACCAGATTCAAGTAAATATCTTTAATGCATTGTCAACGGACTTCCAGCTCGGTGCTGGTCCAGATGAAACAATCCTTATAAATTAATTGATAATTGTATTTTCTTAATAAATATTCTTAATGGCTACAGTATCTATAGTAAAAATTAAAGTACGCAGAGGTTCGGACGCAGAAAGAAAGACTGTAACGTTCGATGTAGGTGAATTGGGATTTGTAACCGATGCCGATGCTCGTCGTCTTTATATTGGTGATGGTGTAACCCTCGGTGGTGTGCCGACTTCGATGTATTTTTACTCTGGTAGTATTACTCAAGCTGCAGCTGGAACATCGGTTGCGTTAGCTAAAGCACAGATCGGTGATTTAATCTTTAACACTGACAATAGTCAGCTTTTTATTCTTTCAGGTATTAATGTTGGTTCTGGTTTTCCAGACTATACCAATCCAAATGCATATCAATCTATAGCGCCTGCAACGGATAATACTACCGTAGTATATAACGGTGCTGGTGCGCTTTCGGTTAATACGAATGGTGTGTCTGCAGTGCATATAGCACAGGATGTTCTTGATACCATATCTGGTGGATTTAGAAGACCTTCACCAACAGGTTCATTTAAAATATCAACAGATAATACAAGTATTAAAATCAATCTATCAAATCAGTTGTATGTAGATCCATATAGTACTGACTGGGCGTCTAACGCAGGTATACATAAAACAAGACCAGGAACACCGGGTATTCTCTGGATCGATCCTTCTGCTGATAACGCACTAAAAATTTCATAATTATGGCCATTCAAATTACATCCGATACATTAGTAAAAATTCTTGTAAGGCGTGGCCAGGAATATGACAGAAAGCTTACTCTCTTATCCAATGGTGAGCTTGGTTATTCCCAGGATATAAGTCGCTTGTTTATTGGCGATGGTGTATCACTCGGTGGTGTACCGGTAAGTAACATCTTTCACGGATTTGTAGCAAACCGCTCGGCGTATAATTCTGTTGCCCAGCCTGGAGACATGCTCTACCAGACATCGAACAACATTCTCTACGCGCTTAATAGTGAGACAGGTAATTGGACATCTGTGCACCCATTATTAGGTAGTTCCTTGCAATACGATGCAAATGGTGCGGTTGATATTAATCAGGCTATTTTTCCTCCACCATTCTCTTATGTACCGTACGGCTCTGGACCGAACCCTAATACACTTACGCATACACCGGGGTTAATTGATTTAAATTCAAATTACCTCTCACTAAGTGCTCCTTATACAAGTTTTTATTTTGGTAATATAAATGCTAAGACGGTAACAAATAACTTAAGTGCTACTGTTAACGTCGATAAGAATATCTTTATTAACGATAGTGGTGCAAATCCAAACCAATTACAACTCTGGGCTAATGACGCAAACGGCAATACATCCATTGTTGCAACAAGAGGTAATTTTGTTATAAAGAATATTAGCTCTTCAGGTAGCTTTTCAATAAGCACACAAAATACGTCTTCAACCGTTTGGAGTTATAACAATACAACAGGTAGTAAGTTTACATTCTCAACACCAGTTACTGGTACATACAGCGTACCTAATTTTGATGTCGATGGTTTAGCAAGATTTAGAGCACCTGTATATTTCAATAATGATGCAACAATATACGGCAGTCTTTCTGTTTTAGGTAACCTCTCATATATTGAAACAAATGTCACAACAACAAGTGCATTAAGTGTTATCACATCTAATAACAGCGTCCCTGCGTTAATTGTAGGTCAGTTATATAATTCACCAGATCAGATTATTGCAGAGTTTAACGGCTTAACAACACAGACACAAGGTCGACCAGCTCTCATTGTCCGTGACGGTCCATTTGTAGGCATTAACGTTAGTACCGATACCCTCGGTTCAACAACTAATGCAAGGTTTATGGTTTCAGGCACTGCAATCTTTGGTGATGCCTGGCCGAATGAAACAAATGATGCTTTTGTAGTTAATACAGGTTCAGGCGGTATTGCGTTAAACGCTACCGGTAATATTACAAGTATTATCAACACTGCAACGATTGCTTCAAGAAATAATAACAGTATTGGTAGATTTGTTACCATTAATGGTACTGCAAGAAGTAGTTCAGCTATTGGATTAGCTGTTAACTCTAATGGTGATCAGGCAGGTCTTTCCCTCGTACCAGAAGCTGTTGCTGGGTCTTATAACCCTCTTGTACAGACAAGCGATCAAGCAATAATATTCTACAACGGTGGTGGCGCCGATACTGCTGGTGGTCTTGTCATCGGGCAGTGGAGTAATAACGCAGCTAAAGGCATGCGTATGGATAGCTCCGGTAACCTCGGTTTAGGTATCTATAACCCGTCTTATAAATTACACGTACAAGGCACTTGCGGTATCGGTGGTGCATTATATGCATCAAGTGATATATCTACCGGTGGTAACATTTATGCTATTGGCGACGTCGTTGCGTTCTCATCATCTGATAGAGCATTAAAGAAAGACATAACACCTATTGCTACAGCATTAGATAAGATTGAAAAAATTAACGGTGTTGAGTTCGATTGGGATACAGAAAAGCAATCTGTTTATAGCGGACACGACATCGGTGTTATTGCACAAGAAATTGAAGCAATCTTACCAGAAGCTGTTACAACCCGTGAAGATGGCTACAAGGCTGTTAAATATGAGAAGATTATTCCCCTGTTAATTGAGGCAATTAAAGAACTAAAAGCTCAAATCAAATAATATCATATGGCACTCCCTACAGATAGAATTAGTATCGGTAACGTTAATAGTTTAGGTAGTCCTCTCTTTTCAGGTGCTTCATCTTTAGCAAACAGAGAGCAACAGGCTATGGGCGGTAGTCCTGCAAACGTTGCTGCTAGTAGAGTATGTATGCCTAATGAAATTCTTAATGAAACTACTGGCTTGCTTGCAAAAAACTCACCCGGACAAGGTTCGTCAACAAGAAATAGTACAGCTTGGTCATATACCGGGCCTGGTCCACATAACTGGGCCCCTCACCGTTTATCAGAATTTAAAGGCGCTTATAATAACTTACCGTATGCTAATGTTGTATCTGTCGGTACAGGTGTACATGGTTCAGGTCTATTCAATATTTCTATCGGTGGCGAATATGCTGGTTCTCAACAATCATTCTTTATGATAGCCGCGGTCGGATCGTCACCTGGTGGAAGCTGGGTAGGCATCGGACCCGGTGGATCAATCAATCAACCCGTAGATGTTGGTACATATAATATATATGTCAAAGATTATTATAACTGCGGAACAGCAGAAGATTTAATAACACAACACGCCTACCCGTACTAGCATTATCCGTTGTAGGTAGATAAGTTATTCATGTATTATGATAGAAAATTTTTACAATGATATAAAGATTGCTCTTGAGAAGATTGCAATTTTTGTTAGTGTTAAAACTGACAACGGTAAAGATTATTTCCTTGTAACAAGAAATCCTCAAGTTATATCATTTTTTAACGATGGGTTTTCACAGGTTCCTTATTCTGTAAATAAGGAACAATTATTAATAGAAGCGTTTGAAATTCGTTATGATAAGATTGTTACACTCGATGTTAGAAATGTCAGTGAAATATATTATTACGGTATACCGCAAGAAATATCTCCACCCATGTATCTTAATCCTGCTTTTAAAGGTTTTTTAAATGAGGATATGGTTCGTGAGTTTCAAAAAGAAAATTTTCTTGAACGTGTAAAGCGAGAGAAAAATAACGGAGAATATCAAGGCAACGAAAAACTGAAACAACATAACGTTGATTTTTTCAATCTTAAATACTTTTTTAAAACAGAATATAATATTGTAGCAGGTGATGATCCGCTATTTAGCTTTTTTGATGATTACTATATGTTTAATTTCGATAGTAATGTCTACAAAGGTGAGAAGATACTTGAATTACATAAAACAATGTATTTCTTGCCTGCCATCTTAAAATGCGCTGGTAAAACAAAAGATGAAATAAAGTCTATCTTACCACAACTTATCGATAAAACTATTTTCTCAAAAGAAAAATGGATAGAGGTTTTAAAGCAAAGACAGCAAGAATTGCTTGTCTCTTATACACAGGAAAGAGATAGTTTAGATACTGTTGAAGAAGGTGAAGATATGCGCCAGTTATTAACAGCACAATACGATCAATTAATCGAAAAGCTTGCAAATATTTCTTTTGAGAGTGAATTGTCATTATATAACGATTACAGATTATATCTGCGTTTTTGGCCAGAGTTATTTGCTGTAGAAGAATTTCATGCTTATATAAGACCATTCACGGAACTTGAAAATAATGTTATTAAACAATTTATTAAAAATAATGTTACGTTTGATCTCGATGAAATATATCGTAGAGAATATGATTTCTTTAATTCAATTATTTACACACTTGAGAAGTACGCAGATGCATGGCGTGAGCTAATGATTAAGAAGATTGAAAGTAAAGCTAAGGAGAGATACGAGACGCTATTACAAGAATTCGAAAGTATGAGTTCAGCTCTCTCTGACGAAGAGAAATCACAACTAATGTCAACTATTGAGGAAGTAAAAAATATTGAGAAGTATCGTGATAGATTAAACAGTCTAGATAGATTAGTTGATATTATGTCTTTCTGGCCGCTTGAACTATACCCAAAACCTGACGATATATTAATTTTATGACAATAGAGTATTGGAACAACCAAATACAATGCTTTTGGCACGGTAATAAATTATCCCTTGTTGAGTTACTCACACTTAAGAGTTTTATTAATAACGGATACAAGGTCAATCTCTGGAGATATGATAATAGGATAGATATTGATAGACCTCATGGTGTAGAGATACGCGATGCTAACGAAGTTATTCCGCAGGATAAGATATTCTTCTATACTGGCAAAGGTGATTGTAGGGCTGGTAGTCTCGGTGGGTTTTCAGATATTTTTAGATATCATTTGTTGTACAAATTCGGTGGTACATATATAGATATGGATTCGGTAAGCTTAACACCGTTTAATTTTGACGAGTTTGACTATATCATCAAACCACATATCGGATGTAAGACTGTTGGTAATCTATTGAAAGCCCCTGCTGGATGCGACTTTCTTAAGTCCTGTATCGATGAAACAGAAAAGCAGATTGATAAAGATAATAATTCATGGGTCTTACCTGTAAAGATATTCAATACGATGGTTGAAAAGCATAATTTACAGCAGTATATTGTACCTGTAAATTATTTTGGACAGGATGATCCTGATGTAATGTATAAAGCTAAAAACGGTAGATGGTTGACAGACAAACAGGTATTACCAAAATACGTACATCACTGGTGCAAGGAAGCTTCTTATGGAAGATGGCAGTATAGAGAGTTATATGATTGGGATAAGCCAAAGCCTCTCTCGATCTATTACAATCTTTTAGCTATTAATGGCTTAATTTAAAATAGTAGCCATTTGCTTTTCTAAATCACCATAAAATTCATATGGTAGATCATCATTATATGCAGGTAATGATTTCAATAGATCTATACCCTTTAATGCTAGGTCTGGATGAAAAAGCATATTGTATCCTCTGACTGTAAACAGTTGTTCGGTTAACGTTTGATCGATATGTCTGCCGCTGTTGCGTACTAACTTGAACCAATCTGCTGCTTCTTTGCTATCTGTCAATATAGCGCCACCTCTACCTATCTTGAGATGTTTTTTATAGTGAAATGACAGACACATATGCGCGCCAGGCACGTACATATCAGCAGTAAATCGTTTTGCTGCATCATAGATATTTGTCGGTGCAATATTATATTGTCCAGTCCAATCTATATCTTTAAAGATTATTTCTTTACCAGCGTGCAACGCTGACATTGCTACACCGACATATGTATTCTTCGGTAGAATTATCTTCTTTTCAGATGAATATAAAAAACAAAGCAATAGAGCATTAGTACAACAGTCGACACTGATTGCGTAAGGTGCACCGGTATAAAGAGATAGCAACTGTTCGAAATTTTCGACTTTTTTATACTCATTAAGTAGATTTTCTTCTATCACAATCTTATAATAACGGAAATTATTTTTTATGCAACTTATACCCTTAGATGTTAACAACAAAGAGCATATTGATATTACTTACGAAATACTTCTACAGAGATTTAAAAATGATCATATTAATATATACGATATACAAGTACCGACTGTAGAGCAACACGTTGCAACGCTGAGTGGCGATACGTTTAAGCATTTTTATTTTATTGAACATGACAATATGCTTTTGGGGTACATTTATATAAAAAATAAAGATAATGAATATGGTTATTTTGTTAATTACAAAAAAGCAGCAAGAGTCTACAAGTCTAATAGGCATACGTTCAGCGAGGAGGATACAGCCGGGCATAGCGGTGCAATGAAGATGTGGATATTTTACGCTAAGATATCGTTACGTCTTTTGCTTGAAAGGCATCCGGAAATTAAAAAGATAACTGCAAAAATTAATTCTAATAATCGAAAGAGCATGCTCTGTGCCGAACACGGTGTCAATTTTAAGCCTATATACACTTATTATGAGTTTAATAGATGATGCAATTCCTATATGCTATAGAGCAGATAGTAAATATCAGAAATTTCTAATAAACTCTATCCATTCTGTTCTTAAGTTCTATAAAGGTAAACGAAATATTATTTTTTATATTCTTACCAATGATAGTTTATTAGATCTTTCAGAGCTCGACAACCTTAAATCTGTATATACCAATTTCACATATGAAGTAATGTTTATTACAAAGCAATTTTTAATGCAGAACGGCATTGATAATGAACTAGCGGCTCTATTGACGAGGAGGTTTTATAAATTTAATATATATGATGATTTAAAGGTAGTAGGTGAAGGTCGAAAGAATAATCCTTTTGCAAGAAGTAAGCTTATAATTTCATACCCTATGCTTTTTTTGATGTTTACAAAACACAAGAAAATAATCCTCCTAGATACAGATACTATAATTGTTGATGATATAGATTCCCTCTTTAATGTCGATGTATCGAATGTTGTTGTTGCAGCTTGTGACGATTGGGATGATACTGAAACACATACAGCCTTCAACCCATCTGTATCTGTATTCAACGTAAAAGAGTTTCAAAAAACAGTAACACCGTTTATTAAAGAAAAACTGACAACCTATTTAGCTGACAATGATGATGATATGCTGCCGTTTGCTGAACTTATACAGAGTGCAATTTGTCTAGCTATACAAAACAGAGATCAACTAGATAGAAGCTGGAATGTACCTATTACTCATTTATATTTGTGCGACTCACCGAAAATATATCATTTTTCTGAATCATGGTCAGAGAATGAATTGGTTATTAACAAGTACAAGGAAATAGTTGACAAATATTTGCTAATGCCGTAAGTATTATTATGATCAACGAAATTATCGCAGAATTTTTTGATTTTAGTAAGCCATGTCCGGAAAGTGTACCGTTTTGTGAGCAACTGCGTAGTAAGTATAATGAAGAATTAAAAAAGCTCGGGAGCGGATGTAAGTCCTGTCAGACCAATAATATAAAGGTCAAATATATGAATCAGGTATGGGAGAGTCATATAAAAAGCACTATAGATAAAAACGTTGATGAGGAATTAAGGAGGCTAAACAGAAATGCTTAAATTATTAGCTGATTACATATTCTGCATTCTTTTTGTCTTTAATACTAGTGTTATTTGGTTCTTTAGCCCGTTAAGAACAACTCTCGGGCAGATCTTCTTTGATAAGAATATGTGTACTAACGAAGAATTTGAAATCCAATTACTTTTTTTAAATAAAACACTCGGCAAATTACTAGCTTGTTGGATTTGTTTTACATTCTGGCTCTCTCTTTGCTGTGGCATTAGTCTTTTTCTTTTTAATTGTGAGACATTAATGTTCCCTCTGCTATGTTGCTCGACAATACCTGGTATTTGCTACATTCTTAAGAGCTTCGTTGACCGATCTTAACAAAAGTTTTGTAATATTTGGTAAATTTTGTTAAATATGCACGCACAAACTGTCGTGCATCGATTTCTAGCTTATTTCTATAATAGTTATTTGTATTGTTAATGACATCGTCATCGTCGTAGCTGATCTCTCTCACACCAATATTATAGAACTGTGATTGCATCCAATGTCTGAATTCATGTAAAAAGTGATCGAAGATATCCTTCTGTTTTTTTGCTAAGCTGTCATATTTTCTATCGTATGGCTCATCGCATAGAGAAATTTTATTAGTCTTAAAAGCATAATGACTAGCATCGCTATTCGGTACTACCCTAAGTGTTATATTCTTAGGTATAACCTTTACAGTTGGATGTATTTCGGTAACAAGGAGTGAGAGAGCAGAGCTTAACGCACAGAGATCGATCTTATGCTCTTCAAGCCATGCTTTTGAACCATCGGTTGCTGAAATATTAAAAATATACATAGATTAGAGTTGATTAGTTTGAAACACGAGCGTATTATTACGGTGTTATGTATATCGAACATTATAACGCCTACGTCGTAAATTGCACTACTAAAAAGGTGCGCAAGATTAATGTCAACGCCGATACGGCGCATGACGCACATAAAAAGGCTATGGTCAAAACCCATGCCATCAACGAGGAGATTACAAAAATCGTTGATAGTCAAGGTATGCCGGTGTATACCTTAAAGGATGGCTTTCTCGCGGAAGCCATATAAAATATACTAAACAATGAACAACGAAGAAGAACTCTCTACTAATCTTACGCTTGGTGATCTCAAGGTACTTGCTACTCTCATCGATGCGTGCTCACAACGCGGTGTTTTCAAAGCAGCAGAACTAACAGCTGTTGGTTTGATTTACGATAAGCTTATAAAGGTATTACAAAGCTCAGAAGAAAAGAAATAAACATTTATGCACAATATTAGTCTTACTAAGACTTATACCACTGGTAGTGGTTCAGTACACGTACAGGTGAGTATCGATAATAAAGACGTCGGTATTCTCTACCTCTCACTTCAAGAAGCAGGTACACTCGTTGATACCTTAAAGAAAGGTACTGCGGAATCTGGTACAACTCTTACATATAACATTTTTGAAGATGAATTTGTTGATGATGAAGATCTTTACTATGATGAAGATGGGGTGAGTTAATATGATCATCTTTGATCCAGTAAGACATCAGTATAAAAATCAGTTTACTGGTGAGGAGTATATATCTGCTACTACCCTTCTTGGTAAATACAAGAAGCCGTTTGATTCAGCTACTGCGGCTGAACGCGTAGCAAAAAGAGAGGGTAAAACCGTTGAGCAGGTTCTCGGTGAGTGGAAGAAACTCAATACAGATAGTCAAATATATGGCACTCAGATACATAAAGCTATAGAAGACTTCAATAATACCGGTGTTCTACCTGATGAACATACTGATATTGTTCAGTCATACATAGAGCTCGGTATTATTAATAGAGATAAGGACGAGCTGTTAAATGAACAGCGGCTTTGGCTTCATCAATGCAAGATCGCAGGTACCGCTGATATCATCAGACATGAGGAAAGAGGAGGGTTTAGTGTATTTGACATTAAAACAAATAAGAAGTTCAATTACTTTAGCGCGTATAATGAGCAAATGCTGTACCCGCTCAATCATCTCTCAGTTTGTGAATATTCTACATACAGCTTACAACTTTCATTGTATGCATATATGTATCAAACACTAACCGGTAGACGTCTTAATCAGTTAGGTGTTCTCTATTACGACAGAGAACTTAAGAAGTTCAAGTATATACCAGCTATTTACATGAAAACCGACGTTGTAGCAATGCTCGAACACTATGCAAAGGGTTAATTGGGATGAGCATGCATTAATTCTTGCATTCGCTGCTACACTTCGTAGCGAAGATCCGTATAAAAAGGTCGGAGCATGTGCTTTAGGTCATGATAATAGGGTATTAGGCGTTGCATATAATGGGCTAGCACCAGGTAAATCTGTAGATAGTGAGTTTTGGTCTGATAGAGATAAAAGAAGACCTTATATGATACATGCTGAAACCAATCTTCTTGCAAGATTCGGTATCGGCGATGCAAAAACCATCGCCGTAACACTGCAACCTTGCTCTTCCTGTGCGCAGCAAATTGTCGCTTACAATATAAAGAGAGTTGTCTTTAGTGAAGACTATTCAACCGATACTGCAGGACTCGATATATTAAAATTTTATGGTGTTGAGGTAGTGCAAATACCAAAACCGCAGCTAATTAATCTTATAAATGAAATTCGTTGATATAATCGTCGCTAATAGCCAGATTAAAGAGGCTAAACTGTATGGACCGTCAAAAAAAGCGAGTGAAAAGCCGGAGACAGGCATTGTAATACAAAATGCAGCTGCATTTCATGTAATTAAAGATTGTGCTACATTAGCTAATCAATACCTCCCGCACTTTATTTTCGGTCATTATGCTAATCCCTTTGAAGTTCTTAAGTCAAAGTTTACTAAAGCAGATATATCTGAGTTTATTAATGGCGCTAACTCTGATATTGTGTTAAATCAGCTACTTGTTCTTATTTTAGAAAAAGCACGTAAGGTAATTAACACTAATAATACCACTCAACCTAGTGTAACACCTGCGATAAACGTCAATGCTAATGATCCTTACGGAGAATATGAGATATATAGTGAGCAACCACAAGTTAGCACACAGTTAGATACATATACCATTTTGTGCACTGTATTTAACGCATTAGAATAAGTATTTAGACATGCAATTAATCACACCATTTCTTAAAATTCAAAACCAACTGCGTGTGTTTCATTGGCAGTCTGATACTTACGCACAACATAAAGCGTTCGGCAAGGCCTATGAACAGCTAGATGAGTTAGTTGATGAATTTGTTGAAGTGTTCTTCGGTAAGCACGGTAAGTCACGTACTAAAGCAGTTTATCAGATAGAGATTGGTAACCTTGAAGGTAATTATATGGATGTTATTGATTCATATATTGAGTTCCTCATCAATATTAATGACCTTCTCGATGATACTGATCTCTTAAACATAAGAGATGAGATGTTGGCTGTATTAAATCGACTAAAATATTTACTTTCTTTAAAATAAGTCGAAAAAATAATTAGCGGTAGACTAATTATTTAAACATATGGTTAGCTTCATACGAAATATCTCTAAGCTCTTCGGGTATAAGTCATCAAAGAGCAAAAAAATTGAAGCACCTTACATTATCATGAATGATAATACCCCGGTTCTTAAAACACGGGCTCAGCTTATAGAGGAAGGTAAAGGAGCTTATTTACCTAAACGGATTAAACGATAATAATCTGATAATAGAATTGCTTAATCCTCTATGGATCTTAGCTAATACAGTTGAATCTTCAGCGTTCTTCTCCTCAAAATTCATAAGAGCATCAATTAAACTCTGAACCCGTACACCATACTCAGGTATAGTATGTAACTTTTGTGCCTTAAGTGTATTACAAATACGTATTCTCTCTTTTTTCGGTAAAGTAAACAAGCTGACTTCTGGTAGTTTATCTTTTAAATTTACATTTATAGTTGTCTTTGAAATATTGTCGTATTTTATCCAATCACCATTTGCATGAATCCCTTTTATTCTTCCACCGAGCGGGTCATGTACGTTGTTAAATGTTAATCTTAAGTTATTAGTTTGGCAGTACCGTATAATATCTTGTATTTCATGCCAGTTTTGAATCATGGGATTGAAAGTAATGACGCTCAGCGCACCTAGTTCTTTATATTTTGCAAGATTATCTAGTACTTTACTTAAAGTGCCATTTTTACGTATGAAACTATATGTTTCGGGATTTAAAGAATCTAAAGAACATACTAATTTAATATTTTTATGCCGTTGTATAAGGTTCTTTATCCTTTCGTTGTATATCGATCCGTTTGTGGTAATACCGACGAGGATATTAGGATTGAGTTCTATTACTTTCTCCCAAATCTCGTAATATAAAGGAACTGCAAACGGTTCACCGCCGAGAAAATTCATTTTATATAGATGAGGTATAAATTGTTCCAGCTGCTTAACGAAGTTTTTGTCGTATACAAACGGAATAGCGGGTAATTTCTCTCTATTAGCTCTTATCTGCGAAGACCAATGCCCGCCGCACATAATACATTCGTAATTACAAACATTAGTTATCTCAAATTCCATTACTTTCGGAAACCACGTATCGCCTTTGTAAGGACTGTGTAGAGCGTTTTTCTGTCTATGCTCTTCGTCGAATTTTGCTAATATTGTGTTGTTATAATCTCCAGAGGCAAGATGTTTATAACAGACATTACATCCATTGCTAAAATCCAAATTATTGAGTTGTTGCTTTAATTTAACAAGCTCAGGTGATTTGAGCGCATCCATAATTGTGTTTTTTGGATACGTTCCAAGAATAACTTTCCTGTTAGCACAGCATACAGTCATATTACCGAGAATATCGAAATTTATCGACATACCAGGTGCATAGCATGTGTGTTCCTTCTTTGTTAAAATATTAACAATATGCTCCGGTAATTGACTGCTCATTAACCTTATTTAACTCGTGTTTTTCGGTTAAGCAACTGTTCCGAACGTAAACGAATTATCAACAACACTGCCAACAGATGTATTTAAGATAGGATATGTCTGTAGATATTTGCTTGTACCAGGGTTAGCAAAATTAATATCATATACGTCAGAGCCTAGTTTATACATTGTATGTGAGACATCGGTATAGATATTGTCTATATATTGGAACTGTGAATTAAAGACATAAAATGCATTTGATGCATCTTTACCGAGATATGTAATAGTATAGCGATTTGTTTCATCGTTATACGTCATAATCGGTTTATCGATTTTAATAATATTCAATTCAATATCCTTACCAGAAAGTGAGTACTGACTCAAATAATTATATGTTAAAGTCTCATCACGGACAGTCGGGTAAATTTGCTTAATGCTTAAAGCGTTAAGATTAAATGCATAGATTTTTGGGTAAATTATCTTATAGTTAGAAGCACTTAACTCATTGAACACGTTCATCTGGCAGAACAATAATTCCTTTTCACGCTCATTAAACCATACTGTTGAAATTTGCTGTAAATCATTATTACTATCCTTATAGATATAATTTGTACCAGGGCCACCTTCATATATTGTATTGGTATTATAATCAAACGTAAGTTTTTCTAATACAAGATAATTTGGTGTCTCTAGCTGTAAAACATCGTAGTATAAATCAAAATTAATAATGCTGTTATTAAGTTCTTCTTGAATGTCTTGTGGATATTTTAAGAAGATTGCACTAAGTGCTGTTGAAACAGGTACAATAACAGTGCTATTAGAGTTACGGTAATACAGATCACCTAGAACGGTATTCTTAGAATCGTAAAGACTTGCAGTTGTGTTTAATTCTGATTGCGTTTCATTTACCAGTGTTGTGAAGCCAGGTAATCTTATGTCGAAGAAATTCGATTTTTCAGCATAAACAGTTGTTGAGAAGCTTTGCGCTGCACATGGATCAACGCCATTAACAGTAAATCTAAAACCATCGACAACATAATATGATGATGTAGGTATGGTATATAGGAAGTTACCGGGATACGGGAATGTCGCTCTATAATCTGCAAGTCTTTGTGGTGTACCGGCAGTAAAGAACGCTGAGACTGCTATATATTCAGATATAGGTGAATTAGGTATAGCAGAAACGGGAATAGTTGTAAGTGTTGTAAAGATTGTATTGTTAACAATATACGGATGCCCTTGACCGGCATCAAACAACTCCATATAATAAAGTTTAGAGTTAAGTGGATCGTAATTAGTAGAATCGGTTAATGGTGTGGCAGGATACGGTTCACCTCCCGGTAACATGAACCCTACACCGTCGACAATTGAACAAACATATCCAACAGTAGAATAATCAGAGCAAAATATCTCCGGCTGGAAAGTATAAGAGTATATAGGCGATGTTGAACCTGTTAATCTAAATGATGCGGTTTCATTAGAGATGATCTTACCTTCGTTATTGTAGATAGGTAAGTTTGTATCCTCATAAGTAACGGTTTTTAAAATAACACCAGACCAGTTAAGTGCTTTATTCTCCTGAGTAAAATCAAAATTATAACCAGATATCGGATCTTTAAACGTATAATTGTCGAGCGCTAAGCATGTAACAATATTATCAGACTGTGTGGCATTATAATTAAATGTGTTTGCCTTATTAGGAGATATTTGCTTGTACAGACCAAACTCGTTACCGTAAATGTCGTTTTTATATTGTACGAGAGTCTTATTAAGAGATAGAAGATTTTTTGTTCTTAAATCAATTGGAAATATATTCGACGGAATGACAGGGTATATATCACTATTAGACCATATTGTCTTTTGATCGCCGGCAAAGAAATCCTGTGCATCGGTATATTTTGATAGACCGAAATCTTGTGTATCTAATGTCTGCTCTCTTGATTGATAAGCTCTAAAGGTCTGATAGTATGGATCTGTTGTTGAATCACCAAAACGATAACTATTAGAGAAATCTACCGTGTCTCTTGTATTATCCTCAATAAAATCAAAAGGCGTCTTAAAGGATGTCTTGGTATTACTTGAAATATTTCCGTACTTGCTAGGATCAGGAAAGAAGTATAAAGTATTTGGTTCAAGCTTAGTATAATCTATTTCTGGCTTAAATTTAAAATTCGTAAAGGTACTAATACCTAGTTTATCTGGTTTAAAAAATAAACCGAGTTCTTTTTCAGATAAAAGATACTCTGTTGACGGTACACCTATGACAGTTGGAAAGCGTTTGTTTAGATAATTAGCAAAATCATTATCTGCTTTACATAAAATACCAGATGTATAACTTGTTGTTGTGCTACCAACCTTAACGTAATAGATATCAGCACCGATATACTTCTTAATTAAGTCTGCTTGTAAATAGAGATTTAAATCTGTATATGCGGTACTAGAAATAAGTGTTTGAAAGTCGCTGTCTTTTAAATAGTTTAAATTAGTGCTATTAATGAGCGGATCAACGTACAGATTTGAACCGAGTTCAATTAGGTAAAACGGATAGGATGCAATAGCACGTAGAATCGAGAATGAAATGTTTTTAAATAAATCCGGATCTATGCTGTATTGGTTTAGTGTAAAATACTGTGCTCTTAAATCATTAAAAGAATTATAAGCAGATGCTGATTTAACAGAACTTACATCATAATAATCTGCATAATTGTCATATAAATCTTCTGTTTCAAATGTAAGATTATTCTTAATACCAGATACAGACACAACATAGTTTTGCTGCGTAGGTGTAACGTCACCTGTCTGCAATGTATTAATGAATAAATTATAAAGTGTACGTTCAGTACCGAAATTAGATCCTTTTAAATTATATTGTACTGTAGCTGTTTCAGCTCTGTCACGTAATGTACTATAATAAAGACATATTTCTTTTATTTTTTGAGTAAAGAATGGTACAGATAGCGCTAAATCACCGGGATCTGATAAATCAAGATTCTTTAAATAACGCTGCTCGTCAATTGTAGAATAATTTAAAACAATTTCATTAATGAGCTGGGTATAGTATTGTTGTACTATTTTTTCACTCTGCTCTTGCGAGGTTTTTGTAGTATTAAACCAGTTATTTAAATATGACTGATAGCGTAGTAAGAAATCAGACGAGTTAGTGTATAAGAAATCGTTATATTTTAACCAATCAGTAAAAGACAGCGGTTGATAACTATCAACTGGATGGGCAGAAGGGGTGCGCGAAGTAATTGAATTATCCAACCGTTCGTCAACATATCTGATAAAATCTGCCATGAAAATATTTAATTGTTATATGTTATATCAGCGGCAGATGTAAACAGTCTAAGACCTTTTGTTAGCTCGTAACTAATTAAATTTGCCATAATACCGCTATCACTAGACCAATTATCAAAAGAACTACCTGAAAACGTTAAAGTCGTAGCTGGATTAGACCAATCGATAATGTTATTATATATTTGTCCCGATACCGATGGATTAAAGGTATAGAAATTATAATAATTTTTAATATCAATGCCAGAAACAGACATCGGTGCTACTAAATTCCAGCCCCAATTGTAACTAAATGTTGAAAGCGGTAGAATATCATTATAGCTTGTATCAGGTATTATAAGATTGTTAATTAAAGTATAGGCGTTTGAAAATAACTCATATGCTACAACAGGTACACCTGAACGTATAATACCAGTAATAGGATCTATCATGGTTCCGAGGTTTGTACCGTAGAGCTGATGCGGAGGTAGTGTACCTCTAAAGTCAAAATTCTCAGAAAATGTATTGGCATCACCCCAAAGGTTTTTCTGCTTAATAGATAAAATATTTAACAGACGTTTTAATTGCGGTGGGTATGGGTAATTGTATTGCTCAAATTGAATTGATAATTCAGAGCAAAAATCAACTAATTCATCAATATTACATGTCGTAATATTTGCTTTATTATCGACGAAGTTAGCTATTTTTTCATATATTGTTTTACCAAGCTCGTATGATTGTGCCTTAGCGTCGCCAACTATGCTACCTAAGAATTGATCAAAGAAAACTTGTTTGTCTAATAATATCTCTTGATACCGTAACGAATCATAAAATTCTTTTGCTGCAAAATTTTCGTTTATTTTAGCAAGACCATACTGACCACCGGTTGGATAGAGATTAAACGTCGAAGAAGAACCTGTAATAGTTCTTATAACAGACGTCGGAATCATATATTTGTTAATCCATCTTGATCCAAACCAGTCACCGTATGCTTGGAACTCAAGTATCTCCATTCCTGATATTGGATAAAGAGGATTAGGTTGCTGAAATACAAGATCAATACCATTAACAGCATTAAGTGTGTTTGTTGGTGGTATAAGGGTATCTATAATATATGCTCTTTGATCAAAG